TATGGCCGCGAGCGTGGCGATAGTGACGTCCTCGAATATGAACTCATGGTGACAACAGGCCGAACCTGCATACACGAGTCGGCTACAAAGAGCACGAAGAAGAATCTGATCGACTCCATCGTCAACATACTCACAGTCGCCGATGTACTCATGCGCACTACGCCAAACTGCCGGACTCACATCCTGATGAGCGCGAGAAGGACGATTATCATCGTTCAGTCCACCGCCCAAAGAACGCCCCGACGATACTTCGGCCGCCCGTATTTTCTTGCGATGACGGGAGCGAGCACCAGCGGCTATGAATTTCCGTCGATGCTCTTCCGACATGGGACCCCTAGGTTTTCCCTTCGGCCAGCCACTCATCGTATTTGCGATGCCATCGCACGAGCGTCGTTTTGCTCACTAGTTTCTTCCCAGCTGAGCTCGAACTCGTTCATTAATGCCTCCTTCCTAGGCCTCTATTCCTCGCGCGCGCAACTCTTTACGCACGACTAAACGCCAAACGCGACATTGCGTATCCAGGAAATTACCCGGATAAGTCTCTCGAGCAAGAGATTCCCATAGTTTGGGAGTACCTCGAGACTTTACGTTGTCTGTGTAGAAGTCCCAGTCTTTGTTCATTCTGATGCATGCCATTAGTATTCTCTCCCCAAGGGCATGTGATCAAAGGTTTCCCATGAGATCTCGCCCGCCTCAAAGCGAGCAACCGTGTCTCTATATCCACGAGCTACTCCGAGGTTCCAAGCGCGGTTTCCGTCGCGAGACGCCCATTCTCGAAGTTCGGCGCTGAATGAGCCGACGGGGCCTCCGTCACTGAGATCTTTCTCAGCACGTCTCCTTCCTTCATGCCATCCGTCTCTATAAGACTCTTCTCGTGTTACATCTCGCGCCATTCTGCCCCCTTGAGGAAAACTTCCTTTACTTCCTTTTGAAGTAACGCCTGACAGGCCAAGCAGAGATGAAACACATACTCTTTCTTACCCATCTTGAGACGGACGCCACCACTGACGTTTGGGTTGACGAGGTCTTCGCAGCGATCGCAGTACATTTCAATGGCCATCTCTTCACCTCCTTCAGTTCATAGGATTCCAAGGCCGCGCTTATAAGCCTCTCGTCGCATAATTCCGCAGTAGAGTCTCCATGCTCGGTTGTTTTTCATAAGGGGCCTTTTGAACTCTTCCAAGTTGGTAATCTTGCGCACAAGGGCCTCGTCGGCATCCTTCTTTGCCAGCTGACGATATGTATTAACCTCGTTGGCCACACATTCATGTCTCATCGCGCAATCCCAATCAGCGCGATGACGAGCACGATCACAGCGGTGAGAACGATCACGTCACGCCACGTTGCGTCACGTTTCCATGCAAAAGCACGCAGCTTCTGCGATATACTCATTCCCGACCTCCTTTCAGGTCAGTAGGGGAGACGGGGGGCGGCTGATGACCGCCCCCCGCGCTTTCTGCTACCAGGCGGACTCGCCGCCGCGGGAGAAGATGCCTCCCCCGCTGGCCTTCCAACTGGTCGAACCCCTCGTCTTCCACTCCAGCTTGCTGGCGTCGGAGAGTCCTTCGTTGTACATGGTCACCAGCGCCCTGTAGGTGTTCACCCACAGAGAACCGCCGAGCGATGCCTTGTGCGCACGCGCACTCCGCGACAGCGCCGCGGGACCCGTGAGCTTGAACATCCGCTCGAAACGCTCCATGTCCACTTTGTCGCCATGCTGGCCCAAGAACCACGTGACTCCCTTGAGCATGTCTGAAGAAGCAATTTCGGGACGAATCTCCCCGAACAGCTTCTTCATCATCGTGAGGACTGTGATCAACGAGACGCCCTTGTCGAGGTTGTACAGCTTCTCGACTGCGGTGACCGCGTTGATCCCCGTGTTGGTCGTCGGCACCATGTTGATCTGAGTGCTGAAGTCGAGCAGGATACGCTCGATGGCAAGAGCGGTCTCATCCTTCGAGGCGAGTCGGGCGCGGAAGACCTCGAACACACGGTCAGTCCGCTTGACGTTGCCCCTGAGTCGAAGACGTGCCTCTTCCTCTGCTGATGGCTCGTTGACCACCTGCGCAAGGATGTGCGTCTCTCCGGCTCTCACGGCTGCTGCGGCTCTGTGCTGTCCATCTACGATGTAGAGGTAGCCATCGGGTCGCTTCGATACGACGATCGTTCCTGCGGTGATGATGTCCCAGTTGTTCGCGAGACGCTCGACAAACTCGGCTGTCAGATCCCTCTGGTAGACGGGATCGACTTTCAAGTCTGCGAGCGCAACGACTTCGATCGTCCCAGCACCGCCTGTATCGACCGAAATGTCAGTCAATCGTGTTCCGGTGCGGGTTTCGGTTGCGGTCATACTGCCACCTTTCCGTTGCGCTGCAGGATCTCCTTGCCCTTTGCAGTCCTCTGCCAGCCCAGCCCACGCTGGATCGGGAGAGTGATCTGAGTGACTGTGAGTCCCTGGAATGACATCGACTTGAGCCTTCCTGCGAGCTGGTTGCCAGAGAATTCGTCGAACTCCGGGCGCTTCTTGATGGAGCCGACCTGGAGTGCGATCGGCTTGTACCCGATCATCTGCCCCTCGTCCGGCAGCAGGTCCAGCAGTGCGAAGTCGATGGGGAGGAGGGCCATTGTGCCCTTCCTCCGAACATTCTTCTTGTTCTTTACTTCAGTTGCGCTCACCTTTCTCCTTTCAGGTCGGTGAACATAGTGTAGGTGGAAATCTACCACACCTACGACACGGTGTTCAAGTACGTCATAGCTAGGTTCTTAGACATCACCTCCACCGGTCACGGCACGTTCGAGTTCAGCAACGAGACGACGGACTTCAGCACCATTGTCTGCTGCGACCATCCTGCGCACAGCTTCACGCACGACGGCCGAACGGTTCATGCCTAGCTCGCGTGTTAGGCGAGTCAGAATGGTCTTCGTCTCATCATCGAGCCAGAAACTCGTTGGTTGTGGCCTGGTTCCAGGGCCATTATCTTCGCTCATCTATCACCCCTTTCGCGACCATCATACTACTCGGTCGCACTAGCACCGTCCCCTTCGTCCTCTTCATCCGGGACTAGATGCGGGTGTTCCCCCGCAACTATCTCGAGGATCATCGTGGTCTCGGCCATTTCAAGCCCACATTTGAGGCAAATCGCGCGTCCATCTGCGACCTCTTCCACCTCATCCTCATGGAAATCGGTGTCCTTTCCACACCAAGGGCATGGCAGGACGGGATTCACATAGAGCCTCCTTCCTGTTGGTCGTGCAGCTGCTTGATCAGCTGCAAGGTAGGGATGAGAGCTTCCACAAATAGCCCTCCATGCTTTCCTGACTCGGGTTCTTCATCCTCCCACTCACTAAGGCTGGGCGGGCTGATGCCATCCCTCTTGATCTCAGCTCTACTCATCTTCACGACGCCCACGGCCCGTACGTCGAGCAAGACCAACATTTCCATCTTGTCGGGATGTTCTGAGATCGGTCCGGTGAGTTCTATTCTCTCAGTCTCCGACTGGAGACCCCAGGCCTCAAGTGCAAAGATCACTCTCTTTGCGTGTACTGCAAGCGCCAGGGAAGGCAACACGTTGTTGGCCACCATCTCCTTCCCAAGGTTCTCACACATCTCCTCAAATGGAAGCGGAGGAGAGAGCCGCCGATCGTAGTCCTCCATGATGACTGTTGATCCCCAACTTTGCTCCGGATTGGTCATTTCCTTCGCTGCCAGTCGAGCAGTGATCTTGAGCGCTTCGAAGTGGTCGGTGTCTTCGCCGATACCCGCCTCGATGATCTTCTCGGCCTTGTTCTTTAGCTCGTCGAAGCTCATGCCCATGCTTTCGGCGAACTGATGCATCTCTCGCGTCTTTTCGAGAGCCTGCTCAAGTTCCTGAATTTGCCCAGCATTCAGTCCTGTTCCATCTATTCCGGGCACGCTACGAATCTCGGTGTGATGCTCTCCCGCCAGACGCAATGCGCAAGGTCCACAGCAGGGAAAAGCCTTCTTCTCGCGCATGACTTTGCGTGACTCGGGGCTGATCCAAATATCGCAGCCACATTCCACGCAAGCCGTTGTGGTGGAGTTCTCTATGGGTTCGTCGATCTCATCGACGCGTGCACAAACCATGAAGTTGACCTCTGACATAGAGAGGTTCTCCTTTCCTGTCTAGGTTCCTAGACTCTGGTTAGTAACGCTCGGCATAGTCGCTGTACTCCTCGGATCCTCCTCCGCGAAGAAGGGCTTGTGCATTTCCGAGACGCTTGATGTTTCCGCGCTTCATCTTGACGGCGGCATCCTTGACGAAGTCGATGTGGGCACCGTCCCCGATGCCAGTGACTCCTCCGTCCGAGATCCACACGCGCGGCATACGCTGCTTGGCGAGCCAATCCAGGCAGGGGCCGTCCACAACGTTCCCGCCGCCGGGTGGCTTGATCCTGTCCTTACTTGCTCGCTTGCCTTTCTTGGCGATGATCCACATCTGGCCGGTTTCGCCCATTCCCGCATACGTCGCCACTGTGACAGCGGGCCAACGTCTGAGGATCTCATCAACCATATCGGCCGTGAGATGCATAGAGCCAGAGCAGTCGATCAGCACCGTTCCCTCAAATGCCTTCTTCTTACGCCTGCGGCCAAAGACGCGCTGGTCGGTGAGAAGTCGGTGCATGTAACGAGGGACAGCACCCATATCAGATGGACGGACCCTGCGCGCCTCACGTGCGGCGAGTTTGTCCACAAGAGGCTGCTGCACGATAGTGAGCTGGCCCCAGCGAGCCTCTCCGTACCGCGTGCGCTTCGGCTTCTTACCGAAGCCATCGCGAGCTTCCGAGGGCTTGTACTTGCCCTTTTCGATCGTGGGGGGAGTGAAGACAGGCTTTCCTTCCTTCGTGGAATCGCCTCCCCATCGCTCCATGCCAGATTCTGCGAGCGCCGCATTCTCTTCCTCGATCTGCTCCTGCTTTCGGTAGAAGTACTGCTCCAGCTCCTCGGCGTACCCGATAGCATCATCGAAAGTTGGCTCGGGATTGGATGCAATGTACGCATCGTGCATCTTCTCGACTTCGCTCGTCACCCATGCAAGGTCTGAGCTTGCAGCGATCTGATCGAAGATGTGCCCCTCGGCATAGCCACGCGTTGAGGCGATCAAACGCGCAGCCTCCACGAGGTTCATATCCTTGGGGGCCAGCTTGCCCTTCGGTACTTCCTTCTTCTTCTCTCCACGCAGATGTGCCGCCAGACGAGAAAAGCCATCCTGGAATGCCGACTGCATTTGTGGTGTGAGTAGTCCCACCTCCTTCTCGTTGAGCTTCCTCCACTCGGGATTTGTGCGATTCATCAGTTCGATGATGCGCGCATCTTCGGTTGCGTTGAGTGTGTCGATTTCACCCAGACTCCACAGACGCTCATCATCCTCACGGATTGGTGGCGTCCAGGCAACGTGCGCCTGCTCGTGAAGCCGAATCTTGCGATCAATCGGCGTCTCCCCGAGCGGCACCTGCATGATGTGCGGCCTCTCCGCAACTTCTGAACGCTTGATGAACGATGGGTAACGACCCTCGCGCACTTCCCAATCGGTTTCGTCGATGATCTCAGGGAACGGACGTACCTTGTGAGGGACCTTCTTCCCAACGGGAGTTCCTCCCAGGATCGTCGCGGGTTGCTTTTTTCCTCTGCGGGTTGCCATTGAACCTCCTTCTAAGTTCCTAGCGTCGGAACTTTGAGTCCACGTCGATGAATTTCCTGCCTCACGAGTCGCATGTACAAGCGCAACTCTGGTCTGGTGTGTATGTACCAGTAGCCTTTACCGTCATCCGTGAGACCCTTCGCATTGAGAAGCAGGATTTTGTCGGTCTTTACGGAAACACCATTCCGATAATTCCCGATATACCTGCCTAGGCATGCCATCTAGGTTCCTAGCTTTCGTCTAGCTGCCTCCTGCCTTACGAGTCTCCTCCACAGGTCGTGGTAAGCATCTGCGGGATACACCTCTCTTAGGCAGGCCGTTATTAAGGAGTTCTGGGCCTCGCGCAAGTAGTTACTCCAAACGCGTAGATTGGTATGGATTGCAGCAGACATGACCTTATGGCGAGGTTCGCTCATCGGCGTGCCTTCGTTACCGAAAGGTCGAGTCCGCGTCTACGTGCCTCGCGTAGCGTGATTGCACGGAACGTCGACCAGTCCTGCCTCTGCCAGTCGCCTGTTTCTTCCCTACGAGGATGCTCCCAGGCACGTTCGAGTTCGTCGAGGACGTCCTCATCAGCGTAGTTTTCCATGTTCTCACGATGTTCTTCGAGGCATGGTGATCTGCATTCCATGCACTCACCTCCTACCCTTATGCGCGGCCTTTCCGGTGACCGAGAGGTCAAGCCCGCGTTTGCGTGCCTCCCTCAGCGTGGAGGCTCGGAAGTTTGTCCAGTCGTGATGGGTGGTGTTGTAAGGAGGGCCTTGATGCCACGGTTTTCCGCCTTCCAGTCGATCCCATGCTCGACGAAGTTCCTGGACGGCGTAGTCATCGCTCCAGTCTGGACAGTTCAGACGCCATGTTTTCGCTGATGGTGCTCGGCAGTCCATGACTAGACCAACCCGAGCTTACGTCCCTCGATGAGCCAGCGATCCTCCTGGAAGCAGCACGTGAGCGCCTCGAGCGTTCCGGGGTGCTCTTCGCCACACTGTGGGCACTCGTACACGCCATCGTTCTCCTCGATCACGGAGATGTTGTACGTATGGCCAGCCCAATCCCACGCACGGCCCTCCACGCAGTCCTCGCAAGTGCAGAATCCTTCCTCGCCGCGAATAACCCTGGCCTTCGCCTTCATGGCAGCGGTGGCGGGCTTGCTCTTGGCACGCTTGGCGGTCTTGCTCTTCGTCGCCACTCCACCCTTGGTGGCCTTGAAGGAGATGGCGTCCAACAGTTCCCCTGCGCGGTGCGCGAACACGGCCTTGGCCGCATTCTGAGGACCGACTTCCTCCAACTCCCGCAGAAGTGCGAAAGCCGCCCAGCGCCTGAGCGTGGCCGGCCTCTCTGCGTTCTCGTAGTCCTCGACCGTCTTGGCTGCACTCTGCAGATCGGCAGGGAGCGCCTTGATGGCGTCAGGATGGGGCTTACGCACCTCGATGGCGATGGCAAACCGATCCTGCAGAGCGGGCTGCAGGTCGTCGAGTTCTCCGTTCATCGTGGCGATGACCTGGAAGCCCGGTGCGGGAGTGATCGTCTCGCCATTCGGAAGCGTGAGACGCGCCACATCGGGGTCGTTGAGCAGACCGTGCAGGAAGTCGAGCGCATCCTGCGAGGCCTTGTCGATCTCATCCAAGAGCAGCACGGCGCCTTCCAGGTATGCGCGCACCGCAGGACCATGCATCCACTTCCACTCCGATCCCATTGGGATGAAGTGACCGCGCAACTCGGCGGCAGGAGTTTCGTCCGAGAGCGTGATGTTGTAGACGCTCTTGCCGAGCTTTTTCGCTGCGTTGTATGCACTGGTCGTCTTGCCCGTTCCCGGAGGCCCGTACAAGAGAACGCGATACGCGCCCCGCTCGATAGCCTCGATGATGTTCCAATCCATAATCTGAGTCAACTTATGTCCTTTCGGATTTGTTGGTCTAGGTTCCTAGATCAGTTACTTCGTTTTGTGAGCCAGGCTTCTCTCCTTTCTGCGACGTGCACGAGCGCTCGTGTTGTGAGCCATACAGTCGTCGCACACCTTCCACCCTCCGAGCTTGGAGGGTGTTGGACGATCGAATGGACGCAGACAACGCTCGCACCAGCCGACATTGTCGAGCTTCTTGTCTGGGCTTCTGGACAATGGCGACCCCCTTTCCAGGGCGTGCGACATGGCCTAATACTCAGCGTTACTCATCACGCCCTTCCTTATCGGGTTGGCGTCTAAGTTCTTAGACGCAGGGTGTGGATAAACGCAGAGAGTGCCCGCAAAGGGCACTAACTATATCTTAGCAGGTTTCAGGCTCTAAGCAGAATCGGTAGCCAAGAGACCAGCGTCTTCGAGTTCCTGCTCCGAGAGCAGGCGATAGCGCAGTTCTTCCGGCGGCAAGTTCTCGGAGTCAAGTACATAGCCCAGGATTTCTCCTCCGGGATTGCACTTGGCGAGCTTGGCGTTAAGTGATGCTTCGACGATCCCTCCTCCTTCGACGATGGCAACTCCGAGATTGGTGTTGGTATCGGGGTCTCGAAACGAGAGCCAGTACCACTGAGGCTCCGTATCCATTTCCTGGAGCAGCATCTCCTTGATGCTCTCAGCATCAAGTTTGTCTCGCTCGATTACAAGAGCAGCACGTTCCTCGTCACTCGTAGCCGCGGCTTCACGGGCGCGTAGATCGTCCCATTTCGCCCACCGCGCAAGATCCTGGGCTGTTGGCTCGTTCATTTACTCACTCCTTTCGGAAGAATTAGGCCACGCCGGAGAGCCTCTTGAATATAGACCCGCCTCTTCACGCGAGCTAGGGTTCTTCTACTAAACCACTCATCACTTTTGTCTACGTATTTAGCCAACTGTTGGTGGAGGTCCAAATCAGTTTCCTTTCGAGCAGCTTCTTCCTGTCTTTTCCTGCCGATCGAGTAGGAACTATGACGTAGATCATGAAACCGAGAGGATTCTTCGGGCGTATACCGCCTTTCGGGCAATTGAACCTCCTTTCTCTAGGTTCCTAGACGGTCGAGTTTTGCATTCGCCTCATACACGCGCATGCCAAGACCTTGCAGCATCCCGAGTTGCAAATGGAAAGTTGTCCAGTCCTCGTGGTTGTACGCCGCGCGAAGCTTTCCGGCAGCCTGGGCTACTTCTAGCCGAAGCTGATTTATCTCCAGGTTGAGTTTGGATTTCTCGCTCACAAGATTCCTCGCCTTCGTGCTTCGCGTCTGAGTTGCGTGCCCCAACGTCGCAGATAAGCGATGTTGTAGGCGCCATTGCGAATTTCTTTCCACCACTCAGGATCGGCATGCTTCGTAACGCCCTCCACGATTTGAGCGTCATCGAAAGCGATGATGCAACGTTGATCGCTCGCCAAGGATCCCTCGCAGGTCTTCATCTCCGTCTCCTACGCAGCAGGCCCAGGAAGCGCGCTCGCCAGCTGAATGCAAGCCTGCGCGCTTGAATGTGGCACGCCAACGCACCCTCGAGCGTTGAAGCTCGTTCTTGGTACTGGTCGTAGTAGCCACCAAAGATCATGGTCTCGAAGATGATCGGCGCGGATCTTCCCCAACCGTGATCCATGCCAAGCCATACTGTCGAAACCAGGACTTTCCCCTTGTCCTCCTGGATTATGACCTGGTATCTCTTGTCCTCGAAACGGATTGCCCATTCAGAAAACAGGATGGGCTTGCCAGTGATATCGAAGTAGCGACCGTCGGGAAGTTCTTTGTCTAGCTTCTGCAGACTTGCAATATCTGCAGCATCCATCACCACTTCACCTCCCTTTGGATGATGTGGTACTTGTCGGGAGGACAGCACAGGAACAACGTTCGTCCGTTGTCCCACTCAACGTCGATCTGTATGCATTTAGCCCAGTCAAGAGCTTGAATACGCCTGATCGTTCCTCGTGCACCTGTTTCGATAGGGGCGGGATCATTGAGCATGAAGTCGAGTTCGATGCGATCACCCACTACGGCTTCTCGCATCACACCGCCCCCTCAATCGCCTTCGCTATAGAGCGCATGATCGAATCCCACTTACGCATGGTGGGGGCGCTCAATTTGCCCTCCGCCCCATCGAGTGCTTCCAAGATCACGTTGGCGATCGCTGCCATATGTGAAACGGGCAGCGTTAGTTGCGCGATCTTGTCCTCTGGAGCAACTTCATGCTTGGCACAAAGGTACTCCTGATACGCGTCAGTGACTTCCATTTCCGACCCCCCCTTTCAGGGTTCTAAGTTCCTAGATGTTGCCTTGCCTTTGAGGATGATCCATCCGTCCGTGCCGGGAACAGGGATGAGATTGCAAAATGCAAGTGCCAGGTTGAATACCATCAGGCACACCGCCCACCACGCCGGCGTCAGCATCCATCCCACGCCAGCTAACGCCAGCGTGACAACTATCCCTCCAAGCGCAGTTAGACGTAGACGGTTTCCACTCGGCACTTCGATGGCGTACCCGACTGCATACCAGTAGAAGCGCCAGCCGTGCAGCTTCCCGCCCAGCGCCTTGGCCGTGAACGCGTGTCCGTACTCATGCGCGACGTATGACGCCACGACGAGATAGATGAGTAGGGCAACCATGAAGATGGGAGTCACGCTCACTCCTCGGCTTGCTTGAGTGCGGCGCGGGCGAATCGTGAGGCGTCATCGCTGCCGCCGTACATCTCTGTTCCATCGTCGCGTCTACCGATGTAGATGGCGGGATAAGTCGTAGTGGCGATAATCTCCAGCGCCGCTTCAAGTTCGCGCACGCGGGCTTCGGCGGCTTCAGCGCGTTTGCGTTGCGCTCGTTCCATTTCGCTTTCTTGACCAATAGGTGCGATCCGTTCCAACTCCGCGATGCGAGCTTCCAGGCGAGCAAGGGCGGCGAGGGCGTCCCGATTCGCATACCCATCTATCAACAGTGTCCCCCGCACGATCCGCACGTCGTCTGCCGGATCATCCCGCTTGTGCTTGATTTCGCTCCAAGGCGTATGTCCAGTCATGATCTTGGCAACAGTAGATAGGCAATGAAAACGATGATTGCCCAAGTTGGGGCGAAGATAATGAGGGCGCCGAAAAGAACGCCCAAAGAAAAGTTACGAAACATCTTTTCTGCTCCCTTCTAAGTTCTTAGCTCATCATCAGGAAAGACATGCGCTTCGCGCACCTCGTCATCTCCTATCAACTCCTCAGACCAGCCCGCTTTGAGCATCTCGGCGTCGTAATCGACCGGCTCATCATCTCCCCAGGCAGAGCCGTACTGCTTCTCGTTCTGCGCGAGCACCCATGCTCGAGATTCAGGCGTGACAGGATGCCGGCTAAGTATGACCTCCTTGGATCGGGACTGGATTATGCCAGCGTCGATTGCTCGCAGGATGCACGTATCGCAGATGTTCACGACGAGTTCAAGAAGATTCTCCTTCTCAGCCCCCTCGTAGAGGAACATCACTTCATCATGAATGGTGGAACCGTAGTGTCCGTAAGTTGTGAACTCCGTTCCGCCGGATGGTTGGTTGTCTATGTCCTCGTCGCAGTTGCGCAAAGGTTTTCCGCACTTGATGCACGGTAGTGCAAGCTTGCTCATTTAGAAACCCCTTTCTAGGTTCCTAGCCGCGATTTCCATACGAGTTGTGCGCATCCAGATAAGTCGTCTCCCTCGTGCAAGCGTTCCAGCATCCCCATAATATCCTTGTTCACACTCCTCCTCATGCTGCCTGCGTCTCTTCAGCAGAGATTCGTCTGACTCGTTGTGCAGGAATCGGTAGGCCTTCCTTTTTTGCTGTTGATACAAACAATCCATCACAAGTGCCGTTGATTCACCACGCGCCTCCCTAAACGACGGCGCACGGGTGACGTAGTGGGTTGGGGAGGCTCAAGTGGCTCCGGTGCATGTGCACGAAGATGAAGCCGGCCGCGATTCTCCTTTGCGATGATTGCAGCCAGAGGATCGGATCCGGGCATAGCAGACCGAGATCCCCGTCCTACGACAGGGATTCCGCGCGCTGGTGCGAAAGTGCGGTACGGCTTCATGTCTTTACCCGCTGTGCTTCCCACTCGGCTTCGCTGATCTCCTCGATCCACGAACCAGTGATGCCTGAAGATGCTCCCCAACCAAGTTCGGGATCTTCCTCGATTCCCGATGCATCGTCGAAAGTCCAGGGGCCACATGAGACGAGTCCTTCGTGCACGTTCGTGACGATCATGGGCATGGGGATACGCGCTGACGAGAGATAGCGCATGACTTTCTGACCCTTCGTGAAGCGGCTCTCACGTGGTGTCTCCTTATCCTCCTTGCGCTTCTGATCGGCCGCGTCGAGATAGCTCTCGCGCGTGGCCTCGTAGGCAGCGTCAGGATTCATGCCGGCGTCGATCCTTTCCTGCATTTGCCATTTGAAATCAGACATGGATCTTTTCCTTTCAGGACGTGCGTAATGGGGGCACCCGACACACAGATCGGGCGCCCCCGTGTCTGGACTACGAGAGGTAGCGGTAGAACTCGGAATCGAGCGAGAGCACGATCACGTCATCGCTCGTGAGTTCCAGCATGTTCAGTAGGCGCTGATGGTTCGCGTCCACTGGATGCGGTGGTTCAGGACGACCCTCAAAGGCTTGGTATGCAAGCCTTCCGTACCTGTCTTTGTCGCCGATGATCTCGTCGACTGTCATGGCCGCGATCTTTGTCTTGACGTTCTCAGCCCACGCGATGATCTTCTTCTCGTACTCCGCCTGGTCCTTCTCGTATTCGGCCGTCTCCAGGTCGAGCTTGGCGCGAATCAGAACCTTCAGTCCCTCGACCGAAGCCTTGATCTTGGTTCCTCTTGCGTTCACGACGTACCCCTTTCTGGTTGCACTCCTTTTCCGGAGCGATAGGGTCGATGGTCTGGCATCCACGAAACGCACATGCATTCGTCCTCGTCCGGACGGCAGTAGTGCGGAGTGACGTACACATTCCACTTGATCTGCTTGTCGGCGACATCCTTCGCCTCTTCCGCAAGCCTGTCCGCGGCTGCATACGCAGCGCCCTCGTTACGATGAGTCTCTACTTCACCCGCCATGCCGTCGATGACGAGCGAGACCTCATACGTTGCCATGAACTCCCTCCTGTCTAGGTTCTTAGACGATGCCAGCTCTTTTGAACGATTCCTCGGTGTAGCCCCACTCTGCGATCATGCGAGCACGCTCTTTGGGATCATCGCACTTGCATGTGCCATCGTCCCGATAGTGCGCAGCGACCATGATGAGGAATGGGCACTTCTCGATCATTGAGTTGAGAATCAACCTCATATCACCTCCTTTTCAGGATGACTTCGATGCCTTGCAGATTGCCTTTGTTGTTGATGTCAGCAGAGGCAGTTAGAACGTCGAGTTCCTCTGTCTCGCACACGTAACGGGCGGGATGCTGTTCGTGGGGATAGATGTAGAGCGAGATAATTTCTCCGTCGTCCTCAATCGTGGTCTGGTGCGCCACTCCGACAAAGACAAGCTCGTCCATCTTGGAGGGAGCAACGTCCAAGTACTTGATTTGCGGAATCATCTATTTCCTTTCTGTTGTTTACGCCTAGGTTCCTAGACGCCACGACCTCACGCCAGCGGTAACCGACGTGGGATCGAAGCCCCTAAGACTCTGGCATCTCGTGAGTATCGCTCTCACCGAGCGCCGTATCGAGCTTGTCGAGCACCGCCCTGGACTCTTCTTCAATGCGAAGATAGTCCTCGACCTCGAGACCGAGCCGTTCGGCCATCTTGAAGTTGTTCGGTGCGTGCCCGAAGACCGGATGCACGTCCGCGAGGTCCCACTTCCACAACCACAACTCGAGAAGATCGACGAGTGCGGTTTCCTCCGACTCATAGACTTCGGCAATGAAGTCGGGGAAGCGGCGCATGTAAGGCGGCAACTTCCATACCATCGGATCTAACGGCATGGATCACCTCCTTCTGGAGCTAGGATCCTAGATCGCAGCTCCCGGCCCCGCGCCCAAAAAAAAAATATAGGTGGCAGGACCGGGAAACGCGCTAGTCGCTGTTGCATTCGTCGCAAAGCCTCCGAATCCGTCCACCGCGCCGACGCGGTGTATCGAAGAACGCGAAGCAACGCTCGCAGCTCACTACCAGCGTGGTCTCCGTTACAGCTTCCACGTACTCGGGAAACGTCTTGATGCGATTACGCGACTGGATGCGAGAACGCTCACGAGCTCTCGCAATCGCCTCAGGCGAGGTCGCAGGCATAACAAAACTCCTTTCTCTGGAGTTACCTTTTTCTTCTGCCCCGAGGGCTGTTGAGGTGCATCTGGGTCAGAAGCTGACACAACTCCGGATCGTCCCCAAACGACTCGGCAAGTCGTTTGTAGGTCGGATCCAATTCGATGGCGGAGGTCACTAGCAGGTGCTGGCGTTCGTATTCAGCACGCAGGTTCTCGACGCCGACCTCCCACGTGTGTTTCTTGCGCTTAGCCAACGTAACCACCACACGGTGGCGGACACGTCTCGTAGTAGCGCATGTCCCAGTAAGCCCCGCAGCGGCCGCAAGTGCCGATGCATGGCTCGTCTGGAGGCTCTTCCAGCTCGAGTTCCAACTGCATAGACTGCTTCGCCCATGCCTCCCGAGCCTTCAAAAGCGCGTCTCTTGCGCTCATGGCTCTCCTTTCGGGTCTAGGTTCCTAGAGTCTCCGCAGCACCGGAAATGGCTGCGGGTAGAACCAACAGTGGATACATCTCCACCTGCATAAATCATAGCAGATACTAGTGTGTAAGCCAAATCATCAACCCTCAACCCCGTTCACGGATCCTGCATGAATATGCGCGCATCAAGACCTAATCAGCAGCGATCATTTCTCATATGAATGATCACGAACGGTGCGTAGCCAATGCAACGGATCTGCAGTCTCTGAAGGATCTATTTGACTCTGAGATTCGCAGGATCGACCAAGTCCTGGCAGAGCGAGAGAAGCAGGTCAACCTCGCGATGTTGTCATCGCAGAAAGCGATCGACAAGGCGGAAGCCGAAGCAGAGCGCGTTCGGCAGTCTCAGAACGAATGGCGCGGGGCCATGAATGATCGTGAGCGTGGGTTTACGCCGCTCTCGGCGCACGATCTACTCCAGAAGCAGGTGGAGGTTCTTTCACAGCGCCAGAATGAGGGGCGCGGACGACAAACGGCGTGGGTTGCGGCTGCCGGGATCATGGCAACATTGATCGCGATAGGAGTTGGACAGATCATTCGTCAGGGCATCACTGCAGCTGATGTCTCACAGCAGATTCAGCGTGAATCTGCCTGGAATCGAGACAAACCAATAGTAGAACGGCGAATCACACTGCTCGAGACACAGCAGCAGCATCAGGCGATTCAAATATCGAAGTTGCAATCAGATCTACGTGCCCATGTCCTCATAGACACTCGAAAATAGAACCTGCATGAATCTTCGATTGACAGCAGCGCGCTACGCAGACGCTGGCCAGAGCGCGACTGTCTGCTGCAACGTTTGCAAAACATGCATCACCACCAATATCGTGGCAGCAACCTTCACGCTGGCGGTAACAGCACTCGCAAAGCTGCATGAATCCACATCACGCCGGCGGTAGAAGATGGGAACACTTCGCTGTCGCTGTGGTGCGCTAAAGCTACGCTGGGAGTCGATGTGTAGGGATTGTGCAAGGTTGCTAGGTTCTTAGCATGTGAGGCTGCTTGTCGTATCCGCTCCACGCTCCGGGACACTGTATGCCGCGGCTTTCTTCACGGCTCTCGGCATCCCTACGCTGCATGAGAATGCATTCAACCTGCACGGCGATCACGATTGGGAAACTCCCTACGGAGAATCATCCTGGCTTGCCGCACCCTACTTGAATGAAGCGCCGGCCGACCTACTCATTCTGCATCAGTGGCGTAACCTCAAGCTCTCTGCGGCATCACTCGAACGACATGAGTTCTTCCATGTACCGGAATCGGGGTACACAACCTTCGCGCGCCAGCATGTACACATCTCACCAGCTCCGAACCAGGCACTGAAGTTCCAGCGCAAGTGGCACGCACTCATACATGAACGTCTGATCGGCCGAACGCACATCTCGTACTGGGTCGAGGACTTAGACGTGGCTCTCGGCACACGAATCTGCCACTACCTCGGACACGAGCCCTCCTTGTGGCAACGAGCAAGAGCAGCGGAGATCCCGCGCAACTTGCACACGAACCTCTTTGAGAGCACAAAAAAGGACCCCCCGCCTGAAAAAGCACGGGGGGTCTAGGTTCCTAGACGTGCACCTTCGTGGAGCGTGTGCGGAGCGCCGGATACTTCCCCGGCACATCCATCCTCGTCAGACCGGAGTAATCCCAATCGAACACTCCAGCGACGACGTCCTCCTCGATCTGCTCCTCGAGCCACTCGACCTCGGCCTTGCGCCGAAGCGAGAACTCGCGCAGAGCAAGCACGAGGATGCACACGACCACGAAAGACACGAGGATGATGAAAGTCAGCATCTCGTTCCTTTCGGGTTCGGAACTAACGATTGTCAGCTCCCATCCCCTCCGAACCGAGGGGATGGCAACTGGGGGCTAGGTTCCTAGCACCTTCGCGCTGTGATGGACGGGAAGCTGCACGACGATGGCGTCGCCAGGATTCCTTCCACCCCCAAACGTCGCGCCAGTGACGTCGAGCAGCATGAACGCCTGCGAGGTCGAGTTCTCAATGATGGTGATGCTACGCATTGCCGGATTGTTGGCAACACGAAACTCACCCTCGTCGAACTCGCCAGAGGTGAACTTCTGCTCGAGCGTCCAGACGATTTGCTCCCAGACCTCTCTACGGTCCACAAGAGCCTCCTTCTGGTTCCGAGCGGGGCTTTCCCCCACTCTCATCCCCGCCGCATGAATCGACGGGAATGAGAACCGCCTAGGTTCCTAGACGACTCTTGCGACGCGCTTTCCCGAGCGTGCGCGCAGCTTCATGCACGTTCTTGGCGCTGGCCTCCCACGGTAGGACAATCCACTTGGGATCGCCCTCCGCAGGACGAGTATCCAGAATGCCGAGAGCGCAATCGAGCCACGTTCCCTCGCGTCCGAGCTGACATATCGCCACCCCGACAGCTTCCTCGCTCGCGCACGTCGCGATGAGCGTTCTCTCGCCTGTGTAGTCTCGGCGATAAAGGCGGAATCGCTGTTCGGGATCATCGCGCCCGGAGACGCTTTCCCAGGAAAGATCGGCCATAAAGCCTCCTTCCCGAAGTCTAAGTTTAGACTCCCATCCCCGCAGCACAAGTCAGCGAGGATGGCAGCCTTTCCCTACGGAGTGCAGGTTAGACGGCACTCTTGTGAACGGAACTCCTGGTCTGCTGCTCGAGCAAGCAGAAAGAAACCCGCCACGAACACAACGACAACGATGAGCATGGTCGTTACCGATCCGCGCATCGTTCCACCTCCTTTCGGAGTCTAGTCTAAGTTCCTAGACTCTCGACCCTGCGCCCACACGCATCTGCGGGTAGCAGGATCGAGAAGCTAGTGCAGCGTGCGCTTCACTTCGCGAAACGACTGACCGATCCAGTTCGAGAAGGACGGCGTGGCGCAGACGACGTTGCCATGACCCCAGTCGTCTACACCGATGAAGTGATCCGAGAGCTTGTACGGCCACTTGGGGCGCCGACAGAACTCCTTTGCCACCTCGAGTGTGTCCCTCCCGACCGATGGAAACTCCGGTTCTGTCCGGTAGTCGTCGCAGTTGATCTTGTAGACGACGACGTCCTCGGTCATGAGGACTCCTTTCCGAGTCTAAGTTCTTAGACTCTCCTCCCCGTCGGGGTCATGCATGAATCCCGGCGGGGCAGGCAGGCTAAGAGCGGTACTCGTGGTAACGCTGACCTGGGCGCACCCAGATCGCCTTCTTCGTGTCCACCTGGCAGTAGCCAAAGGTGTTCGCGAAGGTGTGATCGCAACCGGCACCGATGTACCCCATGTTGAGCAGACCCCAGTCCTCAGGAGCCTTCGCATCCCCGACTGTACCGCCGTCGAGGAGAACGTACTCCGCGAGGATCATGCGATCTTCCCATGACCACGGGATACTTCGGAGCTTGCCGCCGCGATCGTGAAGCTGCGTCATGAGCGGCATGACTCTCCTTCGTTCGGAATCTAGGTTCCTAGACTCCCCTCCCTACACGAATCGTGCACGCATCCGTGTAGGGCAGGCAGGCTAGAGCAGTTCCCAGACGCTCGAGTCGACTTGCCGAACGTAGATCGGCGGTGACTCGATCTTGGGATTGAGGATGCCGAGATACGCATCCAGCGCGCTCATGGCAGCTTCGACCATCTTGCAATCAGGACGCCAGATAGACGTGCAAATGCCGGCGCCGTCTTGCATGATTGCCCGGTAGCCACCGAGCGGAGCGGGCTGAATCTCCAGGCGAGTTCCGCCATAGGCGGTATCCCTGGAATCCCAGACGACGATAGAGTTACCGTCGCCTGCGATCTTCTCGGCCTCCTCGATCAACCGTTCGAGAGTGGACATTGCCAACTCCTTTCGATCGAGGATGGAGCAATCTAGGTTCCTAGACGCTCCCATCCCAGCCGACAGCTTGCATCGGCAGGGATGGCAGCGAGTCAGGAGAGAACGACGAGCTTCGTTCCGCCCGACTTCTTGACCTGCGCGAGATCCCAGGCGTGGAGCATCTCGTCCATCCAGGCCTGCGCCTCAGAGATGTGGCCGAACTGCCGGGTCTCTGTGCATGACTCGATGAACTTCCATCCAGCCATCTCACCCTCGAACCACCTCTCCGCCGTGATCTCTGTGCCGAGAATTCTGCGGTCGCGATCTTCGCGTCCCGGCCCATAGATCGAACGAGTGATGACGGTGTGCCTTCCGCCGGGATCTCCATAAGTCACAGAGTGTTCCGTGAGCATGGATCTCCTTTCCCGTGAGGCGCCTAACGCGTTCCCTCACTATCTAAAGTATAGCAGGTACTAGTGCATAAGCAGCATGACTGTAGCCATTTCTGAGAACATGTATGCATCCAGACGGCTCCGAATCCTGCATGACTCGAGCCCCGGCCAGGGGCTACCCTGCATGAATCTCGGCCCGCCCGAACGTACATGAATGGCCGCCACTCCGATCCTGCATGAATCCGGCCGGCTCCAGACTTCACGCTGGCGTGAGAATCCGGCTCGAGGAGCTCTAGGTTCCTAGACCTACCTACACGAATCCTGCGCGCTCCGGAAACCTGCATGAATCTCGGCCGCTCCGGGCGTGCATGAACGTGCATGACTCCGGCGCCCGGCCGGAGCTCGAGCTCCATGAACGTGCATGAATCCGGCCGCGTCCAGCCGTCCCCCTCGCGCGCGTGCGCGCGTGCGTGCGCGCGTACGTCTAGGAACCTAGAACTTCCCCGCTCGGCCGCCCGAATCCGGGCACAAAAAAAGCCCCGGAGCCGAAGCTCCGGGGCTGTAATGCGAGAGTGTGGCTTGGCGGGAAGTAGTGGTGTTACGCGGCAGTCTTTTCTGCGAGCTTGGCGGCTGCCGTCTGCACGGCCTTCGCTCCTGCGTCGCGTTGCTGCCGAACCTGCTTGACTGCGTTTCCGATTAGCTTGGCATCGCGATGTGCAATGCCGATCTCGACTCCGAGGAGAAACGCGGCGAATTCCGAATCGCTGCGAACCTTCTTCAACATCGGCTTGAGGGAAGTAGCAAGCTCCTCAGTCTTGCTTGCTGCCGTCTCCCTCTCGCGCTTTGCCTTTGCTTTGGCAGCCTCAGCCGCCTCAGCCGGGTCGAGCTTGGCGAGCTTCACACTCTCGCGAATCTCGCGCACTTCTTCGGGCGTGGGATTCGTCGAGTGAACCTGTGAAATAACGTCGCGCAGGTCGTCCTCACCAGTAGCAGCGAGGGCTTGCTGTGCCTCAAACGTCCAAGCCTCAGTCTTGCGGCGATCGGCCTGCCGGGTGAGCTTGCCGTGGGTCTTGGCGACTGCCATATACGACTGGCACGTTTTCCAAGACTTGCGGGTGACACTCGTTGCCCATGCCTGCCACGCTTCCCTCTCCTCGACGGTGAACGTCGAGCTTGCGAGGTTGAGCGCAACGCCGATCCTAAGCGCCGCTCTGGCCTCATCCTTAAGCGCCGCGCCAATCTCGCGCGAGCACTCGGAACGAATCGCCTTAGCGTTGCTGACTGGTGCCTGTGCTTTGTCTGCGGTGGTACTCATGGTCTTGGGTTCTCCGTTCTCCGCCGTTTCTCGGCGGATCTCGAGCATTAGCCAAGACCACACTCTCAAGCTCGCGGGTAGGTCGGTCGCTGCCGTCCTGGCGAGCTTTCAATCGGATGGTGTCACGCGGCGAGTCTTTCTCTCGCGAGCGGAAACGGATCTCCCCCGCTTCCCCGGCGCGCTCCCCGTATTCTCCGGTTCTGCCGCCTACTTCCTACTGCACCCCTAATGCTACTCCCCTTCGCGCTGTAAGCCTAATTGCCAACGCCGATCTAGCTGCCGAGCTTGGCAACGCCGCTACTTCCCGGCGGGATTCTCTCTCCCCGTCCCGGCGGGATTCGCCGCGCGGAGCGTGTCCGATTCTGACAACGTCGCAGGGTCTAGGATCCTAGACGTTGCCCGTTCGCGAAACGGCCAACGCGTTGCCAGTCCCGGCCACTAGTTGTCGCCACTAGCAACGCGCTGCCAGTAGTGGCAACGGTTTAGGTTGCCCGTCTTGGCATCGCCCGTTGCCAGTCTTGGCGAGAGCTCGGGCGCGGGAACCGGCCTGCCCATTGCCGACCCCCACCCGCCGCCGGCAGGCGCGAGGTCCCGCCCTGTGTATATAACAAATTCAGCTATACTGGGGTACTAGTGCACCACTTCCTGGCAACTACAGTGACATCTGATACTTGGCCCTATAGGGCCATTCTGGCCCCAGAATGTGATAGGCTGGCCCCATGCCTAAAGTCAATCTAAGACTCACTGAAGAGGAGTTGGAGTTGTTACAGAAGTGGGCGAACGGGTCGAGGCGATCCCTTCAGAGGGAGATGGTGTATCGACTGTTTCGCGAGAGGTCGGAGGCATTGTCGGAGCGGGATGCGACCACGCCGCCTTATGTGTCAGGCGACGGTCATAAGGCAGACAACCCCACCGGGGAATCTACCGAAATGCGGGATGACACACCCATGACTGGCCGGTCCCGCTCCGAGAGTTCCCCCGCGTCGTATGTGAAGGAGTTCAAGCCAGACTTCAAACCGGTGCCGGCGAAGAAGAAAGGGCGGTTTTGAAAATCAGAATTTTTACGGGCAGTCAGAAACGCCACGAGGAGCTGATTCAGGCGCTTAACAACATTCAGGTTGCGCTGGGTGTTTATTCTTATCGCAGCTTTCATAAGATCCCACAGCCACCCGACTACTCTAATGAACTGAAGAAGCTGGCTGATGTGTCACGGGATGTGCAAGGGGCCGCTGAGCTTCTAGCGCGCTGGCTTGCTTTACAGCTTCCACCTGAAGCGCGGAAGGATGTTCCTCTGCCTGACGATTGGAAGAAGGTGTGATGCCGCTCATTGGGAAAGCTCTGGAGCCACGGGAGTTGGCACGATTGTGTCATGCCGCTGGCTGGAAAGACTTTGAACTTGTGAAGGCAGTGGCGGTGTGTCTCTCTGAGTCGAATGGCTATCCACTTGCCTATCACGACAACGTCGGTGATAAGCCGTCGCGGGATGTCGGGTTGTTTCAGATCAACATTCCCTTTGAGGAAGTGGGAACTGCGGCCGAGCGCAAGCTGTATGGAGTTCCCGAGAATCTGTCGAGAGCGCGAAGTCTCTATGACCGTCGCGGCTGGCAGCCCTGGTATGGATTCACCAACGGCTACGCCACCTCGACCAAGTGGTATCGAGAAGATGGGAAGCCTTCTGGTCGCTATCTTCATCGCGCACTTAGGGGAGTTGCCAATTTTTATGCCGAGCAGATGGGCATGGAGCCGGTTCCGCTGTTTAAGCGACTGACCGCCCCTAAGTGAAAACCTTTGACTATTTACGTCTACGTAGAGCGCGTATGCGCGTACTGAAACTAGAGCGTCTCGCCCAGGAACTCATAGATGCGGTGAAGTCATCCGAGCCAGAAGCGATCTCCAACGATCTCGGAAATGCGATGGCCGCTATGGAAGATGCGCTGAAGGAGAAATCATGATGCCACCGTGGGTTGTGTTGCCAGTGTTTCTTAGCTCTATGGTGCTGTTGGCTATTGGCATCGCGTTGCTTGCTTGGTGGCTCTCATGAACGACGATCGCGCATTCTTCGTATTCATGGTGACGATGGGCGTCATCGCCTTCTCGACGTGCTTCCTGATGATCACGCTGGCGGTATGGCTGATCGGCGGCATGGCTGGCTGGTGGAGCGTTCAGTGACCGCCTCGGAATCCTTGAAGGCGCTGGACGCGGCGGTTCGTGCTTCGCTGGAACTCATTGGCGAAGGAGACTGGACGCCGCAAGATTCGCTACTTGCCTCGGTGCCCCTCCCCGCCCTGATCGCGCTCACCGAGGCGGCGGAGCGAGAAGGATCTGGTGTTGCTGTGATTCGCGCTCTCGGTTTCGTCGGCAATAGTCACTACTGCGCGGATTGCCTCAACACCTTCCACGACGACTGCGGTCAACACAAGCCGAACTGCGCGCGGCTCGCTGCGATGCTCGCGGATGAAGAGTGGCCTGATCTGACTCCCTTCCGCGCCCTCGCCGCCCTTGAGACTGAGTTGGAGGGAGAGCGGCAGTGAATCACCCCATGCAGTTCGACCCAAAGCACCCCGAGCGCGGATGGACGCCCGCCGTGCCGCTGCCGCTGTATGTGTGGTGGTGGAGGCGATGTGGTCAATGCGGACGGCGATTCTGGCGGGATGACTCCTACCGCGCCCACTACCTTGAAACCCACGTTCGTGCTGCGTTGGAGGGAGAGCGGTGAGCGGCAGAGACTACGAGCGAGCATTCAAGGACGCCAAGCGGCTGCTCCTCCCCGGCAAGTTCACATATCCGTCCCAGCGAGGAGTCGTGAAGGGCGACCACGACGCCTGGCGACTCGCCCGCGCCCAGTGGCTCTACGACTACGTGAGCAAGGCGCTCGGAGAGCGAGAACTGAAGGACATGAACATGTTCCGGGCCTCACGCGACCACGACAAGCCGGGGACGTATCCGCCGCTCGATCTTCGTCGCCGCCCCGCCCCCGCTGACTCGGAGCGCAAGCCGTGAACTTCGCTGAATCCGCTTTCGTGGTGCTGCTCCCGTTCGCGTTGGGCCTGCTCGCCGGGTGGGTGATCTGGGCGTGACCGCCTCCGACGTACAGCTTGTCAGGGAGGCGCTGGGGCCAGAACCACGAGAACTGACTGGCATAACGGCTGACCCGTGGAGCGCTCTCGACCGCCTGGAAGCTCGCATCGAGGAGCAGCAAACCGAAGACTGGAACTGGCGACAAGCCGTAGCCCGCGCCGAAGCCGCCGAAGCCCGCGTGCGCGAACTTGAGGCGGCGCTGCGGGAGGGAGGCTGCCAGTTTTATCTCGACGGCGGGATAGGGGCCTGCCAGGAGTTCGGTGAAACGAATCCCTGCGCCGCTTGCGCCGCACTCAAGCAAGGCGAGGAGGTGTAAGTGCCGAAAATCGTCGTATATGTGCGCGCCGAAGATGCGCGCGTCATCGAAGCAACGGAAGGTCGTGAAATCCAACAGTGGGTGAGAACGATCGTGCGCGAGGAGATTTCCAAATGGCACACAGATCGCGTGGTAGCTCTCGGTGCTCAACCCATGCCTGAGTCTTGGTTACGACATAAGGAAGAACTCGAGGAGGGAGCATAAAATGCCGTACGCAGATCCAGAAAATAAGAAACTTTGGTCTCGCAAAGCCGTGAAGAATGGATATGGAAAGTGGTTGTGGCAAAAGCGCAAGCGCATCTACCTAGATGCCAAAGAGTTTCGGTCTGCTCTAGAAAATGTCATGGAGGTTGGAGATCTAGCTGCAGTTAATGTTGCTAGCAAAGCGCTCAAGAAAAGTGATAAGCGCTGGGAAGAACTCGGCCCTCCGCTTACGAAGCCAGTTCATATTACGACGAACAGAGAAGCTACTCCAGACTCTCTTTTGCAGGCTCTTGCCAAGCTTGGTCTGTCGTAATAGCCGCGATTAGTTCTACACTCACAGTGTGGAGCTAACCGTTGAACAGCAGGAGGAGTTCATCGCGCATATACGCGATGGCATGAACCGTCAGCAGGCTGCAGAGGCAGTTGGATCGACAGCCACCAAGTTTAAATTCCTGTGCAATAGAGACCCATCCTTCAATCGCCTCTATGAGCAGGCGTTGGTTGAGGGACGCGGCGAACTCACCGAGCGCCTTGAGCGCTGTGCGGTAGAGCTAGCGATGGGTGGCCACTGGCCTGCGCTTCGCTTCATGCTCACTACCTATGGAGAAGCGTTTGCATGGGCGCGCTCTGCGAAGGTGGAAGTTGGCGGCACCGTAGAGATTCAGGCTATTGCCGGTGTCCTCGCGAAGTACCTTCCCTCAGAGGACTACGACCGCCTGATTGAAACCGTTGAACAACGCATGATCGAAGATCACTCGGTGGCCGCGTGAGCGTCATTAAAAGGATTGAAGAGCGCAGACGAAAGGACGCTGAATTCGAGAGCGATCTCAGGCTACGCAAGAACGATCCCACAACCGATCGCTATGGGGGCCGGCGGTATTCTCGCGCCGACATCGAAGCGATCGAAAACGAACGAGTCCCATGGCTGAGAAGAAAGCGCCAGGAGAGCTAACCATCTACGATCTAGGCGAGCTCTCTAGGAGCATGGGTAAGGAGGAGAAGGGGCTCATGAAGGAACTCCTTTCTTCTTCTATACCCCGACAGGGTATGGTCCTTGCGGACATATTCCACCACTTCCCTGGAACTGTCCTCGTAGATAAGGTGAAACGTGTCAATCACCCACGCTGATCTTCTTAGTGCCCTCAAGGTGGGGCAAGAGCAGGCCAAGGCCCAGGAAGATCGCGAGCGACTGCGCGAGTCATTCTCGGCATTTGTGAAGGAAGCCTGGCTCACTGTCAAAAAGCACGAGCCGTTCATCTCTAACTGGCACCTCGAAGCCATCGCCGCTCACTTGGAGGCTGTGACACGTGGGGAGATTCATCGTCTTCAGATCTGGATCCCACCAGGAACGATGAAGACGGGAATGGTCACCGTGTACTGGCATCCATGGGAATGGACGATGAGGCCGTGGCTTCGCTACTTCACAGCTTCCTATGAGATCCATCTCGTGCAGCGCTTCTCACTTGACGCGCAAACCGTGGTATCGAGTCCTTGGTACAAGGAACGCTGGCCCGAGGGAGCTGAACTTAACCTCGAGGCTGCAACCTACTGGAACAACAAACAAGGTGGCTCTCGCTTCGCAACAACCCCTCAGTCAACCGGAACGGGAGAACATGGCCACCGAATCGTCATCGACGATCCTGTGCCGGCGCGGGCTGCTGATAACTCGAGCGACCCCGTGATGGATCTGCGTACGCTGTTGACGCGAGCGAACGAGTGGTACGACTCGACCGCTTCTTCTCGCTACGTCGACAACGCTGATATGAACTTCAAGCACGCGCGCGTTCTCGTTATGCAGAGACTTCACGAGAATGATCTCGCTGCACATATGCTCGATCTAGGCGGAGACGATTGGACGATCCTCTGCCTTCCCGAACGCTTCGAGGAAGGTCACCCTTATGCCTGGAGAAAAGAACGCATACATCCAGCGGTAAAGCCTTACCTCGCTCCAGTTCTTGAGTACGGAGATCCACGCGCTGAGGGAGAACTCATCTGGCCAGCACGTCGAGACGAAAAGGCGTCTAGGAACCTAGAGGCCGAGCTTGGAACCTTCCGTGCAGCTGGCCAGTTGCAGCAGCGACCCGCACCTCGAGAAGGCAACCTGCTCAAGCGCGACTGGTGGAGATTCTATGACCCTCGCTGGCGCGGTGATCCAACAAAACTTCCGAAGTTTTCTCGAATCGTTATCTCTGCCGATACACCATTGAAAGACAAAGAATCCTCAGACAACGTTGCCGTTCAGGCTTGGGGTGTGCGCGGCGCAGATCGCTATCTCCTCGACATCGACCTGGGGAAGATGAACTACGGCAAGTGCAAGCGCCGTATCGTGGAGATGGCGAAGTGGACGCGCAAGACCTGGCCCTACTGCCACTCAACGGTCTTGATCGAGAATGCTGGATACGGTATTGAGCTGATCGTTGATCTGAAGCGTGAGATCATCGGTGTGCAGAAGGTTGTTCCTGGGCCACTCGGTGACAAGATCTCTCGAGCCGAAGCGGCCTCCGATGTTCTCGAATCTGGCAACTGTTGGATTCCTGGATATGGGCCTCCCTGGCAGCCTGCAATGGACGAGGCACGCACGCCAGCGGACATCAATGCGTTCGTACATTCGATGGCCACCTTCCCATTTGCCATGTATGACGATGATGTGGATGCATGGTCGCAAGCTATGAACTGGCTTAGAGCAAAGTCGGCAGCACCGGCCCGTGCACGGTCACTGGTGTCCAGACGTTGAGGTTACCGTCCGTAGCGAAGGCGATCATCACCGCATGGGAGCAACTGCATCGGTGCGGCGAACATATTCTCAAACCGTTCGCTGTCCAGGCTGCGGTCGTCTACGCGAGCTAACCGACCGCCATGTGCGGCGGGGAAGCTCACATAAGACGCTCTGCAACCTTTGTCGGTTTCCAGCTCGTCGAATTCCTCCGACCAACGCTGAGCGCCGTTTCTGGCTGCGAAGTTATACTGACGAGGAAATTGCCGAGATGGCAGAAGCCTTGTTCGGAGGTTGCCACCGTGAAAACATCTATGCCTGGAGACTTCGTTTGAATGTCGAGGAACCGAAATGATCTTTCGTAGACGACGAAAGGCTGAACTTATGCTTGATGGGATGGGCTGGGCAGAGCTACTACACCTCTCACACATGAATACCCTCTCGCTGGCGAACTTATTGCTTACCGTCATCGAGGATCCTCAATCCGTGACCGATGATACGAGGATGCAAGTAGTTGAGATGGTTCAAGAGTTGGAATATGGAGTAGCGCGAATGGAGGAATACATTGTCTAATTGTTCGACCGGAAAGATCCGGTATCGAGACAAGGTGTCGGCAATGATCGCACTGTCCAAGATCGAATTACGTTCGAAGCGCAAGGGCGGCAAGGGCCGCCCGAAGCATGAGAGGACGGCATATCGCTGTTCAGAGTGCTCAGGGTTTCACCTCTCGAGCTTATGAGTGACATCGACATCCTGGTTCCGGTTCTAGCACGTCCCCAGAACGTTCATCCATTCATGGAGTCGGTCAAGGTAACGTCACATTCATATCGCGTCTTCTTTATCTGCTCACCCTCGGACAAGGAACAGATCAAGACTTGTCGCGCAGCTGACGCCACAACGCTGATCACCAACTGGCAACCGGGAAAGGCGGATTTTGCGCGCAAGATTAATTGGGCCTTCCCACAGACAGATGCTCCTTGGGTCTTTCAGGCTGCCGACGATCTTCGCTTCCATCCAGGTTGGGATGTTTATGCCATTAAGCTGGGGGATAGGCGCGAGGTCGGTGTCGTGGGAACCGACGATATGGGTAATGCCCTCGTGAAGCGTGGCGGTCACTCTACCCACTCACTCATCCGTCGTACCTATATCAATCAGTACGGCGGTACAATCGACAACACTGGCCTCGTTTTCTGCGAACTCTATGACCATCAGTTTGTAGACAATGAGTTCGTTCAGACTGCGATCAGGCGTGGTCAATGGGCATTCTCGAAACGCTCCAAAGTAGAGCATCTTCATCCGAATTGGAATAAATCGAAATTAGATGCAACGTATGAGAAGGCTCTTCGGGCTACAGGTTCGGATGGACATTTGTATCTGAAGCGTATGCGCTCAGGAACTCAGCTTGATCGCAAGGCACGCAGGGAAGCGGTTATTGCTGAACGTGCTGCGATGCGAGAAGAGAGACGCAAAGCGCTCTTTCAATATAGAAATAGAAAGAGGAAGAAATGAAGCTCTCGATTTTGATTGCAACCTATGGTAGTGAAGACTGGGAGAAACTTGCTCGACGGCGCGCGCTCCGCTCGGTGATTAATTTTACCTGTGAAGAGATTCTTGTTGGTCATGATCCCAATGGAACGATTGCTTCTGCGCGGAACGAACTTGCTGCAAAAGCAAAAGGAGACTGGCTCTGTTTTCTCGACGCTGACGATGAACTAGCTCCTGGGTTTGTGGAGGCTATAGAGCGAGCGAGCGAGCGAGAAGGGGGTGGATCGCTTCTTCTAACGCCGGCGGTACAACAGATACGGAGAGGAAAATCGAGACGTGCGTTCTTCTTCCCGGAATGCTCATTTGAAACAGGCAACTGGCTTATCATTGGAACTGTTGTTCCGGCTGCATTGCATCGAAAGATTGGAGGGTTTCGTGAACATCCACATGGACTCGAGGACTGGAACTACTGGGCACGCTGCGTACGCGCAGGAGCGCGTATTGTGAAGGTGCCAAAAGCGATTTATGTGGCTCACTACAATGAGGAGTCCAAGCATCATGTGCTGCAACGCGATCACCCTGAGTACATGAAGGCATATGAGATTGCGCGCGCGGATGTTTTGGCATGAAGATCCACACCGTCTTCATTACCTACAACCGGCGGGAACTCACTGAACGAGCTATTGCTTCCTACCTCGATACCGTAACCGTCCCTTTCACCTATCTCGTCATCGACAACGGTTCTGGTGACGGGACAAAAGAGTGGCTCAATACATGGGATCATCCGTACATTGCGCTTACGCGCAATCACTATCCGGGATTTGCCACTAATCACGGCTGGGAGCGCGCTCCTATGGACGCCGATTTCCTGCACCGCGCAGATAACGATTTCATCTTCCTTCCCGGCTGGTGCGAGGAAGTTGAGCGCACATTCCGCACACAGAAGATTGGACAGGTAGGACTACGCACTTCGGAGGAGGAGTGTGGCAAGGGACGCATTTCCCCGCAGAATGTTGGGGGAAACTGTGTTATTCGCCGAGAACTATGGGATGCTGGCTTGCGCTACGACGAGCGCCCCTGGCCAGAACTCGCCGAGGCTCATGGGAGGGGCTATACCGAAGACTCGCTCTTTTCTCCCGCCGTCCGGAGAATGGGATATACCTGGGCGCGCGTGAAGAGTCCATGTATTCAGCCAATTGCATTTGAAAGTCCAGATGATGAGTACTACATTCGTAGCTGGGCGGATCGGGGGATGAAAATATGATCTTTGCGGCTGAGATTCCTTCTTCGGTCGAGAAGGCAGAATGTGAGAAGCTCGCAGAACTGGCGCAGGGACAAAAGGTGCTGGAGGTTGGATCGCAATGGGGACGTTCTACGATCTGCTTAGCGTCTGTTGCCGAGAAGGTGTGGGCAGTGGATTGGCACCAAGGGGATTTTCACGCTGGCGCTAAGCCAACCCTTGGTGTTTATCACTACAACCTCGACCGCTACGGGATCGCAAACGTCATCACGATCGTGGGTAAGTTTGAAGAAGTCGTCCACGAGCTTCCCATCGACTTCGATGGAGCGTTCATCGACGCCGCCCATGACGAGGATTCAGTCATACGCCACTACGCAATCGCGCATGATCTCGTGAAGCCCGGAGGTTGGATAGCCTTTCACGATTATGGCCGCTTCGGTGTCACAAGTGGTTTGGCTGCCGTTACGAACGTAGAGAACGTAGAGGTCACAGAATCTCTGGCAGTCTTTAGGAACTTAGAATGATCCCTCCGATTTATCAATTCATCCTGCTTTCGCTCGTGGCATATCGCCTGTGGCGTCTACTTGCCGAGGATGAGATTCTTGAACGCCCTCGCCGTTTTATCGTTCGTCTTCCGCAGACATGGGAAGACAATGATCCTGTTCCACTCACCTATCGAGCTTCTCTCGCAGCGTTTCTAACGTGCGCATGGTGTATGGGCTTCTGGATAAGCCTTCTCGTATATGTGGGATGGATGTTTACGGTTGGCGATCACCCCCACTCTTCGAGCCAAGTCGTTACCGCCATCGGTGTTTGGTTCGCTATTTCGTGCGTCGTTGGGGTCATTCGTTCGAAGCTAGATCCTGCAGAATGACGTAACGACCGAACTAGTCCCTACTCTTTCGTTCAGCGCTGAGCAAATAAGGAGGCGATTAAGATCCCCTGCGGATGTAAAAAGGGTAAGAGACTGCCCAGGGTTCCTAAGGCTCCGAAGGCACCACCTCCGGAAAAGACAGGTTAGTCACATTGACGCTCCCACTTCGAGCACGGCGTAGGCGTGTTCTTACCTCGTCTGCTGTCCAGTTGGGGAGCGGCGATACGCTAGATAGCGGCTATAAAGATCGCCAAAGCATGTCCTGGCAGGGACGTGCGCTGCGTTATATCGACCTTGTTCCGGAACTGAACTATGCATCACGTTTCTATTCCAGGACGCTCAAGCAGATACGGCTCTTTCCGGCAAATCTGGATGACCAAGGAGAGCTGAAGCCGATTACGAGTGGACCACCAGTTGATCTTCTCAATCAGGTTCGCGATCCGGGAGGTCGACATTCGCAGATCCTCAGCAACTATGGCAGGCTGATGTTCGCGACGGGAGAAGGAAATCTTTTTGGCTACGACTTAGGTTCAGCCGATGAGACGTGGCTTTTCGTTTGGAACGACGAACTGGATGTCGAACGCGATGGAATGCGAATTAAGAAGATCACCTGGGAGCCAGTTGTTGGGGAGAAGCATGAGTATGGTCCGGATGAAGCTGTCGTCTATCGCTTCTGGACCCCACATCCCCGACGTACAGGTGAAGCGGATTCACCAATGCGACCGATCGTTGAGGGACATGTAGCAGAGGAACTCATTAAGCTCACGACCGCTGTCTTGTCCACCGCGACTACGCGTGCAACGAGCGGCATGTTGCTGATTCCGGCAGAGATCAGTCCCCCAGAGGCGGAGACGGCGGACGACTCAGTTGAAGATCAGGGTCTTATCTCGGATCTAGGCCGCCACCTAGAAGCGCAGGTAGAGAACGCGGGGTCACCTGCCGCAGTGGCCCCGTGGCTACTCGAAGCAGCTTACGATTACATCGACCGCATTCGCTGGGTGCAGATGCATGATCCCCAGAACGACTACATGGAATCTGCGCTACGCAAAGAAGCGGTTGAACGCATTGCGCGCGGCATTGACTTTCCGCCCGAGGCGCTCCTTGGCCTCGGGCATACGAACCATTGGGCCGCTTTGCAGATTTTGCTCGATATGTGGAAGTCGCATGGAGCGCCGATCGCTCAGCAGTTCTGTGATGACATCACCGCGAGCTATCTACGGCCAGCTCTGCTCGAAGCGGGATTTGCCGATTGGGAATCTGTCGTTGTGACATATGACGACTCCGGTGTTGTGATGAAACCTGACCGCTCCGACGATGCAGACAAGGCATGGGATCGTGGTCAGATCTCTGATGATGGCTATAGAGCCATGAAAGATATTCCAAAGGACTTCAAGCCAAGCGAGGAAGAGAAAGATCTATGGCTTGCAGTCAAGATGCGCGATCCATCACTTCTGCATGGAGGGCAGATAGCACCACCGCCTCAGCAGGTCGCCGAACAAGGCCCCCCATTGCCGGGTCCCGAAGGTGACTCCGGCCGAAAGACTAGGGTAACGGCATCTATTGATGGAGAGTTCGCTGCGTTTGAATTGGCGCTCATGCGTTGTAGAGAACTGGCCGGCATTCGCATTCATCAGAAAGCAAAGCAGTTCCCAGATCGCATCGCATCTGTTGCGGCTGAGCCTTATGCGCAAGTGGCTCCTGCCTTGGGAAAGACGATCTTGAAAGAGATGGGTCTGTCAAATGCGCTCGCACTCGTTGCGGGCGGAGCGGACAACCTGCGTTCGCTTCTCAAAGTCAAGGGATACTCGGATGAATCAGCCAATGCAGTCGGAGAGATGATCGAAGTACTCGCCGCACGCACGCTGTATAACGTCGAGTTTCCGCAGGTGCCTCCCCATTTTTCAGGGCACCTTGAAATGAAGGAGGCAGCGTGATGCCGTACGTCGTCGTTAAGAAAGGAAACCAATGGTGCGTCCATCGTGAAGTAAATAATCGTGCTAGTGGACGATCGCTTGGTTGTCACGATTCGAAGGAAGGGGCACGTAAGCAACAAAGTGCGCTCTACGCAGAAGAGGCTCGAAGAAACGGAGCGTCCGTAGAAGGAGCTACCTTTACCATCATGAATATGGATGGAACAAACACGACAGTGACCGTGCCAACCACATACTGGTTCCTGCCTAGCGCGTCCGGGGTCACCACAACTTGGAACTATGTGACCAATCCCCTCGGAAGCTTCCAGGTCACGCCAGGTGGGACTGATACGGCTGAGCGTGGACCCGCCTTCGAGGGAGTGCTCGCTGTTATCGGTTCACCCACCAGTGATGGTCGCTATCTCATTCCGGACGAGATCAGTAATCGCGACTTGCCCATCCCAGTCATGGTGCAAACAGCAACAGAGCAGGGACATATGGGAGCCGAGAGCTGCGGACGTATTGAGTCGATCGACTATATCCCTATCGCAGATTTTGCGCAGCGCAACGAATTCAATCTCATGGACGTGCGAGACGAAGCAGTCATCGTATGGGCGACAGGAACCTTTGATACATCGAAATTTGCGCAGGATGCTGAGCGCATGATGGAAAACGGTGCTGGAGTGTCCATTGACATGCCGCCGGATCGTATTGCTGCTTTTGACCCCGAAACGCTCAAAGAGGTTCCTGAGGAGGAGATCGACTTCCAGGCATTGATGGAAGGCTCTTATCTCATCGGTATCGGTGGAAAGATCGCCGCACTAACCATCGTGTCCATTCCAGCCTTCGAGCAAGCATCAATCGTCCTCGTTCCAGGCCATGCGCTCGTTGCGTCGGCATATGGGTTCCGAATGAAGCCCAAGGATGTGCTTACTGCCGCGGCTGCAGGTGCTGCACCCCTCGAGCCACCGAAGGACTGGTTCTATACGGAGGAGCCGGATACGCCCACGCCACTGACTGTGACCTCGGATGGTCACGTGTATGGACATTTGGCGCTCTGGAACCAATGTCACCCCGCTTTTGCGAGCTGTGAGCGCGCCCCACGCTCGCGCAGTGGATATTCGTACTTCCATGTGGGTGAGATCGAGACTGCAGAGGGTGATCTCATTCCAGTCGGTCGCATCACTGTGGGTCAGGGTGGAAATGCAAAGGGTGGACATGCCTCAGTCGTTCTAGGTCGACCTGGTGCGATGGAGCACTATGACAAGACAGGCTGTGTTGCCGCTTTCGTTCGTGCAGAAGATGGGAAAAACGGCATTTGGCTCTCCGGAGTTGTTCGTTCGGACGCTCCGGCAGAGAAAGTGCGTGATCTACGGGCCAACCCGCCGTCTGGTGACTGGAGAGAGGATGAATTGGTAGCCGTACTATCCGTCCCCGTTCCAGGGTTCCCGATCCCTCGTATCGAAGCGCTGATTGCGAGCGCGGAGAATGGCGAGGAAGAGGTTAAGACGCTCATCGCAAGTGGCTATAGCGAGGAATACAAACTCGAGGATGAATACATCCCGATGGATGTCCCGACTTACCGCCGGCGAATGCAAGAACTCGTTGAAAGACGTGCTGTCGCTTCACTTGAGCTCGCCTATAGCGAAGAGGATCGCAAGAGAATGGCGAAATCGGGCCAGGCGATGCCTGATGGAAGCTTCCCGATTGCAAACTGCGCTGATGCTGAAAACGCCATTCATGCTCAAGGCAGGGCCAAGGATCAGGCTGCAGCTGTCGCTCACATCAAGAAGCGCGTGCGATCGCTCCGTTGTAACGGAAAGATTTTCGACGACTATAAGTAGATGTCGAAGACGATCGTACTTCCGCTCGTTATCACAGTTACTAATCCACCTGTGCATATTGATCTTCCACCTGTCTCGATTCAGAGTTCCGTTCAGCCCATGTCAGTGAGTACTAGTGGAGAAACAGTCACCATTGAGCTTCCGGCGGTGCAGTAGTGGCGAACTTCTCTTTCGATATTGCTCTTGGACGCGAGGTTGAATTCCACAACCGAGTGAACGACAACGATCCGACGAACGCTGGGTTCGTTCTCTTAGTACTTGCCTTGGCCGGATTGGAAGTAGATTCCGTCTTGCGCACATATGCCTTGATCTCAACGCTACTTGCGGCAACCAATGATGAGGTTGCGAATGCCAACTATGCGCGTAAGGTCCTGACCGACGCGGACGTTTCCGCTCCTGTAATTGATAGCGCCGCCCATACGACGACTCTCTCCTTCCCGAATCAGACGTTCACAGCAATTGGAGCAGGAGCAACCTGGGCTAAGGCCGTTCTAGCGTATGACCCCGATACCACTAGCGGTACAGACACCACGCTTGTTCCTGTCTGTGCTTGGGATCTACGAGATGTGAACGGGAACTATCTGATCCCAGCTACGACGACCTATGTCATCGGTGCTGCTAGTGGCTATATTGTAGCGAGTTGATCTGCTTTACGTTGTACAGAGCGTCCCTAGTCGAGCGGAGCTTCGACAACGGCTTCTAGCGGATATCCCGCCAGCGGTAACGGTCGAGGACGATGGATCTCCTCCGCCGAGTCCCTGGCGCGGTTATCGCTTGTGTTTACAGACAGCCCTCGAGACATCGGACTCGCACGCGGTCGTCATCCAAGACGACGCCGTCGTCTGTCAGAACTTCGCTGCCGCGATAGAGGTCATTGCTGAAGTTCATCCAGATGTTCCGGTATGCCTGTTCGTAAGCGCCACGAGAACGAAGACGCTGAAGCACTATATGAAAGCTGCGCGCAACGGCAATCGTTACTCCACGATCTGGTTTCAGGACTTTCTTCCCGTCGTTGCCGTTCTCTGGCCGCGCGCAAAGGTTGAGGAATTTCTTGAGTGGTCGAAGGACGCAAAGCTTCCGGGTTTGCCGAATCCACGATCTGATGATGCTGTTGTGGGATCGTGGATGAAATTTACTCGTCAAACCGTGCTCGCAACGGTTCCTTCAATCGTCGAGCATCCCGACGACACACTTTCCGTGAAGTGGAGCGAAGGTTCCAATGTTCCGAGCGGAACAGAAAACAAACGAAGGCGCGCGTTTAATTACATTGGTGATTCTGATCCGCTCGAACTTGACTGGACGGCTGTCTAGGTTCCTAGAACTTACCCAATGTCCGCGCGGTAGTTCACACTAGCTTTCAGTAGCGCACGAAGGTCGCGCGCTCGGAAAGGGGTCCAGGGGACTCCCTTGGTTAAGTCATTCAAAAACCAGGAGTTACCAACATGGATCTTTTCCCAGAGCTCCCAGAGGATTTCTCCTCACTGTCTGACGAGGAGCTTGCTGATCTTCTAAAAGAGCATCAGATCACCGCAGAGCTAATTGAGTCTGAGGATGAGGAATTTACGAAGGGTATGAGTCCTGAAGAGGTTCTCATGGCCCTCGAGACTGGCGTCGAGCAGATCGAGCAGATCGTTGCTGAGCAGGCCAGTCGGGTTGAGCAGGAGCAGGAGTATGCGGCTCGCAAGGAAGCACTTGCAGAGCGGCGTAAGCAGCACATGGAGAGCAAGGAGGTCGAAGAGGCTGCCTATGAAATCGACGAAGAGGCAAAAACTGAGGACGAGGCCGAAATTGTTGAGGCCTCCACAGAAGACGCTGAGGTCGAAGACGAGGTAGAGAGCAAGGACGAGGTCGAGGAAGAGACGGCTGTTCTTGTCGCATCGGCCGACGTCGTGCAAAACCGTGCAGAGCGCAAGCTTCGGCGACCGCCTGCTCCATCCGCGAACAGACTCCCGAGCGAGCCGGCCGCAGTTCTGACTGCCGCCGCTGGTCTTGATGGAATCAGGGGCGGTCAGCCGTTGGACAGGCTGTCGCTCGCCGAGGCGATGCGTACGGTCGCCCGCCGGCTAGGCCCACCCGCAAAGAGCGAGAACGGGATCGAGCAGCGCTTCTTCATCGCGCAGGCGAACTTCCCGTATCCCGACGAGCGGAGGCTCATGCCGGGTGAGCTAGATGTAAACGCAAAGAAAATCCAGGCCGTCATTCCGGATGGCATCACAGGCATGAAGGGGAACAAGGTGCTCACCGCTTCCGGTGGACTCTGTGCTCCTCTCGAGCCATTCTATTCGATGCCGAACTTCGCAGTGACCGCCCGACCGGTCCGCGACGCGCTTCCGTCCTTCCAGGCGGATCGCGGGGGCGTCTCGGTTCCCGAGGCGACGATCATCGGAGACATCAGCGAGGCCATCTCCACCATTACGGCCGACGAGGATGTCTCGGGGACGTACACGAAGTCCTGTCAGGATCTCTCGTGTCCCGACTATCGAGACGCAACGGTGACCGTGCTAGCGCATTGTCGCGAGTACGGAAACCTCAATGCTCGCGCGTGGCCTGAGAAGATCGCGCACGAGAATGACCTGACAATGGCTGCTCTTGCGAGGACAGCAGAGTCCTATCTGCTGTCTCAGATCAAGGCACAGTCTGTCAACGTCACGTCGGCACAGGTGCTTGGCGCCCTATCCGACCTGGTTGATGTCATCGTCCGACTCCGCTCTGGAGTGCGTTACCGCCTGCGCATGAGCGACGCTCGTTTCCGCGTTCTTATGCCCGCGTGGGTTCCTGAGCTGCTCGTTTCGGACACGATCAAGACGCAGGATGCCGAGGCTCGTTTCTCGACGCAGGCTCAGCTGGCTGCGATTCTTGACAACTACGGCATCTCGGCCGCGTACTACCTGGACGACGTCGCTGGTGGGACATCGCAGGGCTTCGGCACTCAGGGTGCTGGCGCTGTGGATGCCTTCCCAAGCGTCATTCAGTTCGCGTTCTATCCCGAAGGTGCCTTCCTCCATCTCGATGGTGGAACGCTTGATCTTGGGATCGTCCGTGACTCGACACTCAACTCGACGAACGACTTCCAGATCTTCGGCGAGCAGTTCGAGAACGTTATCCGCATCGCTCCAGCACAGGCCGCGTTGTGGGTCTCCTCCACTGTGACACCGTCGGGCGAGTTCCCGGCTCTGGTCTAAGGGAAATCAACGGAGAGAGGCGGATAGAGATGAAGACAAAGATCACCGATATCCGCCTCCTCTCCATCGTCCGTACCGTCACTGAGCCACCGGAGGTGCTCTAGACATGGCTGTTAATTGTGGTGTTTCTTTCGGAATCTGCGCTCTCCGCGCGACAGTGGTCGATGCGGCAGGGAACGTAGTTGCCGGAGCTAACAACTCCTACGTCTCAGACAACATCATTTCGCTTGCTCTGAGGCCCAACATCGAGGATGGCGCAACCTTCTCCAGCCGTAACGGCTGCGGTTGTTCCATCGCTCGCTTCAAGGCGAATAACACGTTTAACTGGTTCGAGTTCACCCTCGCCCAGGCAGCTCTTGAGCCAGAGTTGATGTCCATGCTGCTTGGTTCTCCAACAATCGAGGATGGAGCCGACGTCGTTGGTCAGGCATTTGCTGGCGCACTGGCCTGCGACGAGGCTGAGCCTGCTGTCGGACTTGAGTTCTGGACGAAGCACATCGTCGGTTCAGGACAGGACGGCACCTATCCTTGGATCCACTGGGTCTTCCCAAAGACCGTGTGGCGCCTGGGAGACAACACCTTCGAGGAAGCAATCGCTAACCCGACGGTGGAAGGCTTCTCGCGCACGAACTCGCAATGGGGCGACGGTCCTTACGGGGACGGTCCGCCAGATGGTCAGGACATCAGTGAAGGTGGCTGGTGGAAGACCAACGTCGATCCGCCGACTGCGGACTGCGCATCGGCCGCTGTCACGGCAACGTCATAAGACATAGGCGAGGAGGCTCAACATGAGTTCAATCGCCGTAGGAAGGATCAGGGTCGACGGGCCAACCCCGTCGGCCCCCCTTCATAATCTGCTCGCCACTCCCGGTGTTCTCCAAAGCGGAGGACGCTGGGAGGGTGGCATCAATATGTGGGGCTTCATAGATGGTCTTCCCTCGCTCTGGGATGCCTGCTCTGCTGGTACGTATAGAACGAAGGAAGATGAGTCTGGCGATGTTCCGATCGAAGGCTTCGATAGCTTCGTGATCTACGTTTCTGGACTCTGTTCCACGCTCGGAATCGCTAATGACCTTGCTGGTTGGGCGAAGCGAGCTGACGCAGTTCTTGAAGCCACACAGTCGTTTGCAATCGAAAAGGCACTCGCTCAGGGGGTTCCAGGTCTTCCCGATAATAAGTTTCTCGGGGATGCAGATCTCGTTGCGCTTACGGCGAGTGGGCCAGCGGCTGCACTTAGTGCGCTAGAGAACGCAATAGGTGCTACTGGTCGGAGGGGCGTTATTCATCTAACGCCAGCGGTAGCCGCGCAACTTGACTCCAACCTCTCCGACAACGGAAGTGGTGTTCTCACCACGCTAACGGGCAACAGCGTCGTAATCGGGGCTGGCTACATCGGCACCGATCCTGTGAGTGAAGCGAGTCCTGATTCAAGTCATGACTGGATCTTCGCCACCGGCCCAGTTCAGGTGCGTCTCTCTGAGCTTCTGGCGGGTCCGGATGAGATCTCTGGAATGGTCGATCACGAAACTAACGAAGTTATCTACCGCGCAGAAAAACTCGCCAATGTGAGTTGGGATGGTGCACTTCAAGTCGGCGTCTTGGTCGACTGGACACCGTAATTTGAACTCTTCGGAGGTTTACCGCTAGGCCACGGCACTGCCCTCGTGAGTGAGGGCGGTGCCGAGCTGCGGAGGTCACTATGGCCGCTGTTCGCGTAATACGTTTCCTTCGCAGGCTTCTTGACGTCGATGACTCGGCCATCGGCGACCAGAAGATGCTCCAGACCCGCCCGGCGGTACTGGGCGAGCCTGGCTTCCCTGGTGGCTGGATTCACGAGTACGTTGATCCTCCTGCCGGAGGATCGGGCGCAGGACAGACTGGAGCAACGGGCGCCACGGGCCCTGCTGGTGGCCCTTCGGGTGCGACTGGCGCTACTGGCCCTTCCGGCACGATCGGAACGGACGGAGTCACTGGCGCGACGGGCGCAACCGGTCCGACTGGGCCAGCAGGTGAGGCTGGGGCGAGATTCTGGCTATGGACGACGGCTCACCCGACGATAGGCGGGTATGGACAGGCGCGGAAGTTTCCATCGGCAGATGCCGAGGACACGATCATCGCCGGCGTCACGACCGGAACGAGCCCGGTTCTCATCGAGGAGTTCTCGACCATCGTTGGCGTACCGGCCATCGAGGAGATTCCCGTCGGCCTCTGGCGCTTCTCGATTAGCGCCGACGTGGACAGCGCAATCGGCGTTGTCTACCTGCGCGCCGAGGTCTACAAGCGCGCGGCTGGCGGTGGCGAGACGCTGCTCTTTACGTCGGACTCGGGAGAGATCGATAACACGCTGGTTCAGTCTGCAATCTGGACGTACTCGCAAGCGGCTCCAATAGCGCTTCTCGTAGACGACCTGCTTGTAGTCAAGCTCTACGCGGTCAAGGACTCGGGCGGCGGCTCTACCGACCTCACGACGTACTACATGGGTTCGGTGAACACGTCGTCGGTGCTGACGCCGATCTCGGCGGGAGCGCAGGGCAATACGGGTGCCACAGGATCCGATGGCGCATCTGGCGCAGACGGCCCGACTGGGCCGACAGGCGCTGGCGTCACGGGCGCGACAGGCGCGACAGGTGTCTCGGGTGCTACCGGGAGCTCGGGAGCGACTGGCGCTACGGGTGCTGGGGCAACTGGTGTCAGCGGAGCGACGGGCGCTACGGGAGTTTCCGGAGCAACAGGAGCGACTGGTGTATCTGGCGCCACAGGATCAAGCGGTGCGACCGGCCCACAGGGGACTGACGGAATTGATGGCGCTGTTGGAGGGACGGGCGCGACCGGATCAGGAGTCTCCGGAGCTACAGGTGCCACAGGTGTCTCGGGTGCAACAGGTGCGACCGGAGTGTCGGGCGCGACAGGCGCCACGGGCATTTCCGGAGCCACTGGAGCCACAGGGATTTCTGGGGCTACCGGGTCTACCGGGGTTTCGGGAGCCACTGGTCCTCAAGGACTCGATGGCCTCGATGGACCTTCGGGCGACAAGGGTGTAACTGGAGCTACTGGGATTTCCGGAGCCACCGGGGCGACGGGGGTTTCGGGAGCGACAGGCTCCACGGGCGTTAGTGGAGCGACTGGCCCCGCCGGACTGGATGGCGTTGACGGAGGCATCGGTGCCACCGGGTCAGGCGCCACGGGTGCCACGGGTCCCACGGGCCAGACTGGTCCTGGGGGAGGAAACACCGGAGCAACCGGAATCAGTGGGGCAACTGGGCCGGCTGGCCTCGATGGCATTGATGGAGGGCAGGGGCCGACAGGTATCTCAGGCGCTACTGGCGCGACAGGCATTTCAGGAGCCACGGGCGCTACCGGGGTCTCCGGCGCTACAGGAGCAACAGGTGTCAGCGGCGCTACTGGCGCGACTGGCGTATCCGGTGCAACTGGAGCTACTGGTGTTTCGGGCGCTACGGGAGCTACGGGTGTATCAGGTGCGACTGGAGCGACTGGGATTAGTGGAGCAACCGGCCCGCAAGGACTCGATGGCCTGGAAGGCGCTTCGGGTGATAAGGGGGTCACGGGGGCAACCGGAGTAAGTGGGGCTACCGGAGCGACAGGTATAAGCGGCGCCACTGGAGCAACCGGAGTTTCGGGTGCAACTGGAGCAACCGGAGTTAGCGGTGCTACCGGCGCAACAGGTATCTCTGGAGCTACCGGAGCAACAGGGATTTCTGGTGCGACTGGTCCAGAGGCCATCCCTGGGCTTGATGGTTCTCAGGGCCAAACTGGTGCCAGCGGAGCAACGGGGGCTACAGGAGTCAGCGGAGCAACTGGAGCAACTGGCGTATCGGGTGCAACAGGCGCTACGGGAGTTTCAGGAGCAACGGGTGCGACTGGAGTATCCGGCGCTACCGGAGCAACCGGAGTTTCTGGGGCAACAGGCGCAACCGGGGTTTCGGGAGCGACCGGATCTACTGGAGTGTCGGGGGCTACTGGGCCGCAAGGGTTGGATGGGCTTGATGGAAGTGCTGGGATATCCGGAGCGGCAGGCCCGACCGGAGTATCGGGCGCAACTGGTGCTACGGGGGTATCCGGAGCAACTGGCGCAACCGGGGTTTCGGGAGCCACAGGCGCTACCGGAGTTTCCGGGGCGACAGGAGCCACGGGAATCAGTGGGGCTACGGGTGCAACTGGTGTGTCGGGCGCTACCGGCCCACAGGGTCTCGATGGCCTAGAAGGGGCCTCTGGAGACAAGGGAGTCACAGGAGCGACTGGAGTTTCAGGGGCCACTGGTGCCACAGGAATCAGTGGTGCCACTGGGGCAACCGGTGTTTCCGGTGCTACTGGTGCCACGGGTGTCTCCGGAGCTACGGGGGCAACCGGGGTATCTGGTGCAACTGGTGCCACGGGAATATCAGGAGCAACGGGCGCGACTGGCATATCCGGCGCAACCGGCGCGCAGGGCCTCGATGGGCTGGAGGGGCCATCGGGAGACAAGGGCGTCACAGGGGCTACGGGAGCTACGGGTGTTTCAGGAGCAACGGGTGCCACAGGAGTTAGTGGAGCTACGGGTGCCACAGGTATTTCAGGAGCCACCGGAGCAACGGGTATCTCTGGCGCGACAGGCGCAACAGGCATCAGCGGAGCCACTGGCGCAACCGGAATATCCGGGGCAACTGGTGCCACAGGAATAAGTGGTGCTACTGGATCGCAGGGGCTGGATGGACTGGAGGGAGCATCAGGAGATAGGGGAGTCACAGGTGCCACAGGCATCTCGGGCGCTACGGGGGCCACTGGTGTATCCGGTGCTACTGGAGCGACGGGCGTCTCTGGAGCAACGGGTGCAACAGGCATATCCGGTGCCACTGGTGCTACCGGAGTCAGTGGAGCAACCGGCGCTACTGGGGTCTCCGGCGCTACTGGCGCGACAGGCGTATCCGGTGCGACGGGTCCCCAGGGTCTCGATGGTCTCGAGGGAGCTTCCGGCGACAAGGGTGTGACGGGGGCGACGGGCGTTTCTGGCGCGACTGGAGCGACAGGCGTTTCTGGCGCAACGGGCGCGACCGGGGTCTCTGGCGCGACTGGAGCCACAGGTGTGTCTGGCGCGACGGGAGCAACTGGTGTATCCGGTGCGACTGGTGCCACGGGCGTCTCGGGAGCGACGGGCCCGCAGGGGATTGACGGACTCGATGGATCGCCTGGTACGACCGGTGTGTCTGGCGCGACGGGAGCAACTGGGGTGTCGGGTGCCACTGGCGCCACTGGTGTCTCCGGGGCTACTGGAGCCACCGGAGTCTCGGGCGCCACTGGTGCAACCGGTGTTTCGGGCGCTACTGGGGCAACCGGAGTTTCAGGCGCTACTGGCGCTACCGGAGTGAGCGGAGCTACCGGCGCTACGGGAATCAGTGGAGCAACCGGCCCACAGGGTCTCGACGGTCTCGAAGGTCGCTCGGGAGATCGGGGAACGACTGGGGCAACGGGCGTCAGCGGAGCGACAGGTGCAACCGGCATCTCTGGCGCCACGGGCGCCACCGGGGTGTCGGGGGCCACTGGCGCCACGGGCGTTTCTGGTGCTACCGGGGCTACCGGCGTATCTGGCGCAACTGGAGCTACTGGCATCAGCGGAGCCACTGGGCCGCAGGGCCTCGACGGCCTGGAGGGTGCGTCGGGAGATAGGGGTGTCTCAGGAGCAACGGGCGCCACCGGCGTCAGTGGGGCGACGGGGGCCACGGGTGTCTCGGGCGCAACTGGGCCGACCGGCATATCGGGCGCAACTGGCGCAACCGGAATCAGTGGTGCAACAGGAGCACAGGGACTCGATGGTCTGGAGGGGCCGTCTGGCGACAGGGGAGCAACCGGGCCGACGGGTATCTCTGGCGCAACAGGCGCGACCGGCATCTCGGGTGCTACCGGGGCAACGGGAGTCTCGGGAGCGACAGGAGCCGGCGCGACAGGTGCGACCGGGCCAGAGGGCATCCACGGCCTTGATGGGCAGCGTGGCCCGGCACCTGCGGGGCAGCTCTATCTCACCGCTTCGGGCATGGTGCCAGCGACGACCAACGGCGCTGCTCAGAACAAGAATGTCGCTGGAACGAGCAGCCACAACTACTACACGCTCGACTTCGACCAGACGACACAGGAGTTCGCTTGTGCAACTCTGCGGATGCCGTCGGACTGGGATGGTGGAACGATCACCGCGCAGTTTGACTGGACGCGCGTGGGCACGAGTACGAGCGGGGTTGTCTGGGCGTTGGAGGCGGTCGCTCTGGGCGATGGCACAGATACGGCCTCCGCCTATGGCACAGCGCAGCAGATCGCGGATACACCGACCGCGGGTACGACGTTGCTCCAGTTCCAAAGCGCATCCACTCCCGCGATCACGGTTGGCGGAACTCCCGCAGCCAGCGAAACGGTGTTCATTCGTGTGAAGCGCGTACCTGCCGACGGCTCTGACACGCTTGCGGCAGATGCGATGCTGATTGGCGTGATGATCAACTATACGAGGAAGAATGTCTAAGGAGGCAGTGATGAGCAGGATTGCGTCGCTGGCCGCCGTGCTCGTAGCGGGGCTCGTCCTGAGTGCGGGCGCGACCGCGAAGGGCAACGACAACGGGTTCACCGTTCGTGTGGCAAGCGTGGCGACGGATTCGCCCTACGACACCGTGACCGTCGAGGTGCAGCGGTCAAACCGGCGTCAGAATATCTGGTGGCTCGCGCAGGTCGTCGTGCGCTGCGAGGGATTCTCCACCGTGGGCGACACGGGCTGGGTCACCAGCTTGATCGTCACCGACCCACTCTCACCCTACTTCGGGCAGACGGTGCCGACGTTCCTCACCGCCCTCGCGCGACCTGGGGTCGCCTGCTCAGCATGGGTCTACCAGCCGAGCGGGGCGGGCGACTACACGCGCCCCGACTCCAATGTGGTGAGTTTCACGGGATGACGCAGGTACGTTCGTTGGAGGAGGCGGAACAGCACATCGCCTCGTTGTCGGTGCGGATCGACCAGGCCGAGCGGGATCTGCGTGACCACGCGCAGCGCTTCGACACGTTGCAGACGCCGATCCTTCGGCGGGCTATCTTCCGCCTCGACGGCTGGCCCGGCCAGCGCAACCTGAATGCCGAGCGGCCAGCATGGCGACCCTGGCGACGCTGGTGGAGGAGTTAGATGGCGACCCGCTTCTATCCTGTGACCGATCCCGGTGTCGCTCTTTCATCTGGGGCGGCGTGCATAAAGGGCGGCGTACATCTGACACCGAGCAACACTCTCGCAGGCACATCGCTCTACTGGTCTGGACCGAGACGGCTGAATCAACAGGGGTCGCCGACCGGGACGTGGACCAAGCAAGCCGAAACGTCCAACACCGTCGCGGGGCCAACGAACGGGATCGAGGTCGGAAGCGTTGACTGGGTGAGCGATCCGCTGGCCGCGGACGTGACCATCTCGGGAACGATCACGCTCAACTTCTGGGCCCTTGAGAGCAACATGAGCGCGAACGTCGCGATCAACGCGATCATCGAAAGGATCGACGGCACGACCCTTGCCAGGAGCACTATCGCGCAGACAGCGAGGACGACCGAGTTGGGAACGTCGGTAGCCGTTCAGAACTTCACGGTCACGCCTACTTCGACGGATATGAAGAAGGGCGACCGTATCCGACTGAGGATCTACGGAGACGACTCGACCACGATGGGGACCGGGTTCACCTTCACAGTGGACACGAACGGACCGACTGCGGCGGCTGACGGCGACACCTACATCCAGTTCAACGAAACGTTCTCCGTCGTGACGAGCGATCCCGCCGGAACGCAGATGTTCCTGACCGACACGGCCGGGCCAGATGTCGGGGCGAACCTAGAGAAGGAGATGTGGACGAGTCGCGGCTCCGGTTCGGTCGAAGCCACGATGACGAGCGCGGCTGGGCCGGTCAGTCCGACGCAGTGGACGAGTGGCGGCACCGCAATCGAGTGGTACTCGCGGCAACTCAACGCCTTCACACTCTCAGGGGTCGTACTTGTAAATCTGCGCGCCTATTGCACGACTACAGTGCACGCCAAGTTGCACGCCGAGTTGCACGTCGTGAACAACGACGGCAGTGGTGCGACGTTGTTCGGGGTGTGCACGATGGCCTTTGATACAACCGCAGGTTCTAACGAGTTGACGATCACCGATACCTCCACCTGGCAACTTCAGATCCTCGGGCCAGATGTGTCGGTTACCGATGGTCAACGGTTGAGGCTTCGTGTGTTCTATGACGACGGCTTCGGCGCGGTGGTCACCGGGCAGACCTTGCGCTTCTCCTACAACGGTACGAGCGCGAGCGCGGCTGGCGACTCGTGGATCACGTTGACCGAGTCAGTGACCGAGTACGTCGCGACGGTGCTGGTGCTGGAGCAGGGGTTCGTGAACTTCAACGATCCGGGCGTGCTGATGAAGTGGGTGCGCGAGTGGTGGAGCGAGAGGCGGCCTAGGCTCGCGCCCGGTCTCTCGATGTGCTTGATCAGTAGCATGCGAAGGGCAGTGGGCCTGTAATGACCGAGACAAGCCCTACACTCCGCGCCATGAATCAACCCGACTCCATCCTCGGCTTCATCACAGGTCCCAGCGTGAACTTCTGGTTCATGCACTCGGTGCTCAACCTGTTCAAGAACGATCCGAACAATCGGTTCAACTCAGATTGGCTATTGGTCTTTGGCCCCTATATCCACGCCAACCGCAATCAGCTGCAGAACCAGTTCATGGACACCGGTCGTGAATGGCTGCTCTCCGTCGACAACGACATGGTCTTCACGCCAGCAGACGTTTTTGCGCTCTATGACGAAGCTGCAAAGCGCGGACCTGGCGTGTATGCGGGAACGTATGTCCTCGAGAACGGATTCCAGGTCGTGGGAGTTTGGAACGACGACGAGCCGATGGTCTACCACAATCTTGTGCAGTTGCCAGAAAAGCCTATTGAGGTCGGCGTTGTTGGAATGGGCTTTACGCTTGTCCATCGAGAGGTGTTCGAGGAGATTGGGCCAGGAGCATTTTGGCCCGTCAATGACGAGCGCTCAACTGGCGAAGACCTCTCCTTCTCCTGGCGCGCGCGCGAGGCGGGCTATACGCCCATCCTCGTCCCTGCCTGCAACCCCGGCCATCACAAGACGATGGTGGTCTATCCGCATGGCTCGATTCGTAACGCGATCGGAGAAGACATCAATCTCGTCGAACTCGATGACGAGCTAAAGGAACTGAACCGCGAGATGATGCAGGAGGTGAAATAAACACATGGCTGCTTACAATCCAGCTGCACTCGTTCCGGCAATGACGTCGATTACGTCGACAGCGGCGTATCAGACCTCGACCGCGGCGAACACCGGCGTTCTACGCACGATTCACGCATCGAGTTCTGCTGCATCGCACTCGTTCACGGTTACGGTCGGTACCGCGGACGCGGCTGCGACGAGGCTGTTCGATGCCTACGCGTTGACGGCGCTTGTTCCTGCCATCTTCAACGGGTGGTGGGTCGTTCCGGCGACTACCGTGTCGTGGCTCGGCTACAAGAGTGACACGGCAACAGGCTCGATCGTTATGCTGACGATCGGAGGGTACATTTTCAGCTAAGTGGGTATCCACTGACGCTGATATGCTGCCTGTGTGGGTGATGAACGCGCACAGGCGGCATATCATCGTGAGGAGCTTGCTTGGGCCGCGGGATTCTGGGACGGAGAAGGCTCCTGTGGGTGCTACGGAAAGAACGACGGCAGGAAGCGCGTAGCCAGCGATATCTACTTGCGAGCCAGCGTGAATCAGAACAGGCGAGAACCTCTTGATCGCTTCGTTCGCGCGGTGGGGGTCGGCAAGATCTACGGTCCATACATCCCGACAAAGAATCTGCTCTCCCAGAATCCTCAGTGGAGTTATCAGGTCTCCGGGAAGGCTGTGGATACTCTTTTTGATCTTCTCTGGCCCTGGCTCTGCGATCCGAAGCGCGAGCAATATCTGATAGCGAGAGAGAAGTTCGACGAACGTCCAGAGCCTTCACCCCAGGGACTCGGAGGCACGAAGCCCTGCTCCCCAGGATGCACCTGTGGCCGACACTCGCGATACAGCACCGAAGGACTCACCGAACAGCAGATCCGCCGCCGTGAGAAGATGCGTGAGTACCAAGCTCGGCACCGCGCGAAGAAGAAAGGGCCACAGGGTCCTCCGAGTCACTTGCCAGAGCACGACAAGATGATGCAATGAGTAACGCGCTCGCCGTTCACTCAGTCTCGTCGCTCGAGACCGACATTGTCATCGACCTCGGTTGCTGTAGTTATCAGCGAGGAAATCGGCTAGAGGACTCAATCCAAACACTGATCAAGCGCTTCTCACCGACCGTCCTCTTTGGCTTTGATCCTCACCCAGGCTTGCCGGATGCCGTCGGCAGTGTCTTCGGAACCACCGTCATCACTGCTCGGAGGGCTGCTTGGACGGATGACATTGAGGTCGGCCTCTGTCTGCAAGGCAACTGTACTCATGTCGACTTCGACGAGAAAGAACGGACCAAGGCCTTCGATTTCTCCGCCTGGGTCAGGACTCTGCCCGAGGCTCGGATCGTGCTCAAGGTCGACATCGAGGGAGCCGAATATGTGCTCCTTCCTCATCTGATCGAGAACGGCCTCATGGATAGATTCTCGCAGATCCTCATCGAGTGGCATAATGGAAAGTACGCGAATGGATACGAGGCTGATCGAGAGAGTATTCTCTCAGGGATCACATGCCCAGTGGAGGAGTGGCAATGACTGAACTACGGCATACCGAGGGAACTCCTATTTGGCTTCCCACTCATAAGGAGCCGTATTTGGTCAAGCGCGAACGACGAGCCTACGACGGTGAGGACGATTCGGCCAAGGCCCTCATCGAGACCGGCCTCTTCGAGACTGGATCTGGATTCGTGTATCGCTGCCCGCTCTGCGGTCGACAGGAGCGCAACGATCAGCGGATGGAGCCCGTTTGCACAGGTCCATCTTGGCGTGATGATCACCCCATGGAAATAATGGTCTTGGTTGCCTGATCATATTTCCAATGACAAGGTGAACATAGTTCTATCCAATCGCTAAGATCGCGGCGATAGCGATGGTCGATGTTCGCCCACTGTGTACGACGTTTATTCCCACAATGGCTGCATATTCCCGACCTCTCCTTGCGACTCGCGATCCATTTGTGCAAAGCGCTGTAACTCGCTCGGTCACCTTTCCAATTTCGCGCAGAGGTTACCTCGCTACGTCGGCATCCACATGACGTGCTGCGTCCACTTCGTAAGTGCTGCCTAAACACAAGTGTCTCGCGCCCACAGTCGCAGTGACAGCGCCACTTAACGTTGTAATTCTTGTCAGTTGAGACTCGCTCCAAAAGAACGAGGCGACCGAAACGATCTCCCGGTCCCATGGAATAATTCTAGAGATACCGTCGGAACCGATGTGTACGCTTCACAATTGTGACTCGCGTTCTCCATGTTGTGGCATTGCCACACACGACGCTAACCGAGAAAGATTCTTCATGCGCGTACTCGATGAAAGTTCTGAAGTTCGTACCGATGATGCAGGCGCAGGGCTGCAAGGTCATCCTCTATGGACCTGACGAGATCGCCTGCGAGCCTGATGAACACGTCGTCATCACGACAAAGGCAGATCGCGATCGCTGGGGCTTTGGGGATGGCTTCGATACGGTACGAAGTCCGTTCCTATGGCTCCCCTCTGAGCCGTACTTCTTCGAGGCGAACACTAGGGCGATTGACGCACTCCGCGAGCGCGTGCAGCCACGCGACTATCTCTGCGTTACCGCTGGCTGGGCGCATCATCCCATCGCTCATGCGATCGGTGGCCCTGGGTTCATCAATCCGATCACCGTCGAGTGGGCAGTCGGGTACGAAGGAATCTTCTCTCCCTTCTGCGCCTTCGAGAGCTACGCCTGGATGCACCACGTCTACGGGATGCGCGAGATTCGCAACGGGCGGGCCTTCGATTCTGTCATCCCCAACTTCTTCGACCAGACACAGTTTCATGACCCTGCGAAGCGCAAGCGCAAAAAGAGCGATGACTACCTGCTCTACATCGGTCGCGTGGTGCTGCGCAAGGGGCCGCAGGTAGCTGCAGCGATCGCCGAGCGCATGGGGAGGCGCCTGCTCGTCGCTGGACCAGGTCCCTCAACTTGGAAGAAGGGTGAGATCAATGCTCCCGAGGTATCTCTCAGGGCGCCGGGGATCGAATACGTTGGTGAGGTGCGCTTCGCCGATCGCGCCGATCTCATGGCCGACGCAGCGGCGGTAATCGTTCCGACGCTCTACGTTGAGCCATTCGGAGGCGTCGCGGTCGAGGCGATGATGAGCGGAACCCCTGTGGTAGCGAGCGACTGGGGATCATTCACCGAGATCGTCACCCCCGACGTGGGCGCTCGCTTCAGTACCTTGAGTCAGGCCGTGGCCGCAGTCGAGTACGCCGAGACTCTGGACCGCAAGAAGATTCGCAAGGCTGCGATCGACCGCTACGGCTTCGACGCGGTCGGGAAAAAGTTTACACGCTGGTTCGACCAGCTCGACACTCTTTGGGGGGAAGGTTGGTCCGCATAATCGTCTGTCTGCGTGGGCATGAGTTCCCAGAAACGCTTGCCCATCCGATGTGCCCTATCTGTGGCGCACCAATCAAGCGATAAGAGAGGGCTGGTCCACGTGAGCGAGTATGAGACCGACTGGTGGGGGACCTGCGCGAACACGTTGCAGGAGGAGCAGAAACAACTCGTCTATGCCGCTCGCATGGGACTCTATGCCCAGTGGGGCGTGGGGCATCCGCCCGTGTTTGATCTGGGTGGTAAGTCAGTCATCGACATCGGTGGCGGTCCGGTGAGTCTGCTGCTCAAGTGCGTCAACCGCGGGCGAGCGATCGTGGCTGATCCGGCTGAATGGCCGACCTGGGTGCTGGGACGATACGAGGCGGAGGGTATTGAGTATTGGAAGATGCCCGGCGAGGTGATTACCGGATACACCCTGGACGAAGCCTGGATCTACAACGTCCTACAACACGTCACCGATCCTGCCCTCGTCATCACTCGAGCTCGTGAGTTGGCATCGACTATTCGGATCTTCGAGTGGATCGACATCCCTCCATATCCAGGTCACCCGCACATGCTCGTCAAGGACGAGCTAGAGGAATGGCTCGGCTCTTCCGGATTCGTGGCGCAGATCGACGAAAGCGGTGCATCCGGTCGGGCGTTCTACGGCGTTTTCTCGGCATGAGCGAGCTCTCTGAGTACGGACAGGTTGTGGACTCGGAACGACCTTGGCTCGGGGGCTATTTTCCCGACGGGGATCCGCTGAGCTACTACCCCGAGTTGTGGACGTGGCTCCGAGACACCTGTGATGTCAGATCAATCCTCGACGTTGGATGCGGAGCGGGAAAGACTGTGCATTTCTTCAAGAGTCTGGGATGTGAGGCATATGGAGTGGATGGGCTGCCACCGCATGACCCGCTGATTCAACAACATGACTTCACGCTTGGCCCCTACGACCCAGGTCGTGATTTCGACCTCGTCTGGTGCTGCGAGTTCGTCGAGCACGTCGCGCACGAGTTCATGGAGAATTATCTCACCGCCTTCCAGCGGGGCCGACTGCTCCTGATGACCCATGCCGTTCCTGGTCAAGGTGGACATCACCATGTGAATTGCCAGACAGATGACTATTGGATACCAGTCATAGAGGAGAGAGGATTTCGTTTCGATCTCGGTCTCACCACAACGGCTCGAGCGTTCACACCCGGTGGTTATTTCTCCTGGAGCGGATTGGCCTTTGCTCGACCGTAAGGAAGCGGTAGGAATCTACTGCTAGAGCAAGGACCGCATCAGGTCTTAGACTGATAACGGTGTATGTAGAAGCTGGACAACCATTTGAGGCCGTCTACGCTCACGGCGGATCTGGCCTCGTCCCTGGCATTGAAGTAGCCATTTTCGATGGAGATGGCAATATCGTCTTCGGTCCGACTGCCGCCAATATCACCGAAGAGATGGTTGGGATCATCCCTCTCGGTGTGTACACATGGAACGCTCCAGGAGCGCCACTTAGCACTGGCCAGTATACGATCATCTGGTCTCCTGATGGGTCTTGGAACGCGCTCACAAACTCGACGGCAGACGAACTTGTCATCGTCGCAGTTGGCTCAACGGGAGTTCTTCCCCCACTTCCACCACCAGCCGATGGCGGAATACGCCCCGGCCCATGTACAGCCTGGACTACGAGCGCAGCAATCGCCGCTTGCATGGATGTTCCAAACTCGAACGTCTACGACGATGCCATCGCTGCTGCAAGCGAGATTCTCTATGAACTCTCTGCGCGGCGCTTCCCAGGTCTCTGCGAACGCACTGTGCGGCCCTGTCAGACCGCTGGAATGTTCTGCGGCATCCAGACCCTATCCCGAGGTTACGTCGTCCTACCGCCCGATTGGGGTTGGAATGGAGTGAGCTGGGGTATGGACTGTGGTTGCACGCCACTCTCGAGCGTGGAGTTGGCAGGGCGCCCCGTGCGTGACATCCTTGAGGTAGTCATCGACGGAGTCGTTCTTGACCCCGGTGAGTATCGACTCGATGGTCAGCAGTATCTCGTGCGTATGAATGGAGGACGTTGGCCAGCCTGCCAGCGCCTCGATCTTGAGGACACTGAAGTAGGAACGTGGAGCGTGACGTATGAATACGGTCAGGCAATTCCGCTGATCGGACAGATGGCCGCACGCGATCTCGCATTTGAGATCTATAAGTCCTGTGATGCGACAGATACAGAGGGAGACTGCGAGCTTCCCGAGGGGGTCACGCGCGTAACGCGCCAGGGCATCACATATGAGTTGCCAGCACTCATATCTTGGGGGCGCGATTTTACGGGTATCTGGCGCACGGGATTGACGCTCGTCGATGCTTTCCTCAATGCGTACAACCCCAGGGGGCTTCAGCGGCGTCCTATCCTCTACGTTCCCGGAGCGCAAAAGCAGGCGCGAAAAGTTGGCATCTAGTCGCGTCACTCTGAATGAAAGCGGCATCCGTTCTTTCATGCAGTCCTCGCCGCTGGCCGGCACGAGCATGGGCGCTCGTCGCGGATTCGCGCGTGGTGACGCAAATGCGCTAGCTGCCCGCATGGTACTTGCGGCGAGACTTAATGCTGGGGCGCTATTCAATCAGCGCACGACTTCTCTCATTACCTCTGTCATTCCCATCGTGCGTGGTGGTAGGGGAGGGAATGTGGAGGTAGGTGTCGGAACTACTGTTGAGCATGGAAAGTGGCTAGAAATCGGAACTGATGAGCATATCATCAAGCCAGAATTTCCCTACCGAGGGAAGAAGAAAGGTGGGTACTTTCTGCGATCCAATGGTCCACGGTCTAAGGGATTCAATCCAACTCCTCTGGATCGGCCGCGACTGATAGTGCAGGCCCCCGCTCTTGATGCGACGCATTGGATGAGCGATGCTGTGCGATCGGTTATGCCAGGTCTTCCCGTACGTGTTCGAGTGCTGAAGTAATGGGGACTGATCCTTCTGACCTGATGTTGGTAGCCGAGGAGTTTCTCGCAGTCTGCGAGGAAGCCCTCGACACCATTCCCATTCTCATACCAGGACTTGAAGGAGCTCCTGTGCGGAGCTTTGTCGCTCCCGGTCGCCCTGCGGCTGATTGTTGTCCTCAGCTCACCGTACACACCGTCGGTGTTCTTGAAGACCAGCTCGGTGCGGCTGTTCCGGGAAGGAGCGCTATGACAACACGACAGAACCAAGTGACGCTAGCGATGACGCTTTTCCGGTGTGCACCGACGGAAAAGATCATGCCCGCACAAGCGGAGTTGGAAGCAGCCGCCGCGCAGGTCAATGCAGATGGATGGGCGCTATGGAATCATCTCTTCAATCTCGTAAGAGACGGCATCCTCTTTTCCTTCTGCTCCGAAGTGAAGTGGGGCCTGCTTACTGCGCTTCAGCCCGAGGGTAATTGTGTTGGTTGGTACTGGCCCATCGAGGTCGCGCTTGATGGTTACGAGGAAGTGTTCTCCACGTGAGCGAGTTCACCTGCTCTCCCTCGTGCGGGTGCCGGTCCGAGGAAACCATCGGCTCGAGCGGCTGCGATCCAGCGACGTGCGTTTGTCGGAGTGGTGGGACCGAGAAGTTCCTCGACTGCTCGTGCCGGGGGATATCCCTGGATGATGGCGTCTCGATAGACACCAGCAACGCGCTGCAGAAAAGCGTCATCTATAACGCGCCTCCGTCCTCGATCGCCTACTGTCGCTAGTTCGCGGCGAAGATCGCTATGGAGTGACCCGAGTCCGGGTCCGCCTTCGACATAACGAGCGCCGAAGGTGATGCCATCCTCGGTTTCGAGGACACGGACAGTGTTGGCGAGCGCAGCTTCTCTAATGAGACGCGCGAACGGAACCTGTCGTAGGAGCGTTCCGGTGAGTTCGTAGTTCGGCCCGGCGAAGATGCTCCTGCATCCGACCTTTTTGTTCGTGACCCTTATGGTCATCTTGGCTATTGCGCTTCCCTGCTGATCGAGAATGTCGATAGAGCAAGGCACGATTAAGCCAAGACTCGGACCGAACATCTCAACCTGTGCGTATTCGGTGTCCGGGACATTTCGTAGAGATGCCACCTCTTGGAAGTTTCCCTCTGTATCACGGAGTCCGACGAACTCTTCGCCGCCAAGGTCGACGATGTAGACGATAGGTAGGTCGCCATAGCTCATATGAGGTGAATGCTTGAAAGTCATAGACGAAACTGTACCGCAACTGCAGCATAACGATGCGCGTGGAGACCGCCTCATCCTCGATGATGGAGATGACATCTAACGAAGGAGGAGTAGTGGCCCGTAATTTCGACGATCTCATTTCCCAAGACCGCACCTTTGTCGTGCGAGGTGAGACGTTTACGTGGAATGACGTTCGTCCCGAGGTCCTTACCGCGTTTAAGCCCTCCGAGAACGGTGATGCTGAGAAGGATCCAGATGACAACTCTGGTATCTGGGCGCAGCTCGATGAGCAGATCATGCTTTTCCTCGTTCCCGAAGATCGTGCGCGGTGGACGAATTTGCGCGAGCGAGAAGAGAATCCCATCACGATCATTCAGCTCAATGCGATTCTCGAATGGTTGGTAGGTGAGCAGACAGAGCGCCCTACACAGACGCCCTCGCCCTCGGGTTCTGGGCCTGGGAGAACCGCTCGCTCATTGAAGGCCGCATAACGCTAGCGGGAGGAGATCCTGACAAGCTCACTCTTCGAAAGTTTCTTGACGCTGCCTATGCATTGCTCATCGCGGAATATACGCGCGTCAACATTTCCTTGCTTGATGCGGTCGAACAAACCGCCAATCTGCGTGCCGGCGGAACTTCAGATCCATCTGCAGCCCAGACTGCGCATGTGCCGTCTGAAGAGGAAATCGCGCGCAAAAATGAAGTTGCGCTACGGGAACTCAGCTCGATGATGGGCGGTCTAGGAACCTAGCATGAGCGATCATTTCGCTGAAGCAACCGTTCGTATTACTCCGAGCCTAACGGGCTTTAAGACCGACCTTGAGAAACAACTCAAGGCGATCATGGCGAAGGTCAATGAGAAGCCTTACAGAGTAAAAATAGCTCCTGCGCTCACCTCTAACTTCGTCGGAGATCTGAGGCGACAAGTCAACGCAGCAGTACTTCAGGCGCAGAGCAGAGTCAAGCCGATCATTATCAAGACGGTTATCGAATCGCCGTCTCGGCGCCAGCTTCTCAATGTTGTACAAGCACCAGTATCGGTTGCGGGAAGGACTGGATCCGCTGCTGCACCCCTAGGTCCAATTGCGGGGAATGTCTCGGCAAATCAAGAGCGCATTAATGCCGGTCTTGCTCGCGGAGCTGTGTTGCTTGGTGACGTCGAGGTAGCAGAAGAAAAAGTCACACAAGCGAGAAAGCGTGGAGATGCCGCTAGTAAGCAGCGTGAAACTCGCGCCCAGCAACAAGCTCGTGCCGAGAAGTTCAGCGCTCAGGCGACTAAGTTGGCAGCCAATGCTGAGTCGGAGGCACTCACAAAATCAACTCCTGCGCTTCAAGCTAAATCACGCCTAGCCACAATCAACAAGGCATATGCGCTCTCCGAGAAAGGCTTGGAGACATCGCTCACGAAAACGACAAGAGCGGTATTTGTCAAAATCAAAGCAGATCAAGAAGCGGCCATAGCAGCTGTTAGGGCGCTTGAGACCGAGAAGGCGCGAGCTGCGTCGCAAACGCCCGCAGTCGCTCCAGGACTTCCCCGAACGGTTACGAGTGCGAGGGCCACCGGACTTACTTCTCTCGGTCGGTCATTTGCTGGGCTGAAAGAAGCGCAGGCTGCATCAGACAAACTCGGGAAGAGCACGAAGGATCTGGCTGGAGCACAAGACGTTCTGAGAATACGCTCCCACGCTGCCTCGGATGCCGCCAAGGCTCTCACGCAGGCAGAGAAGAGCCAGAGTGAAAACTTCAAAATCATCGCGAAGCGCAACGTGGACTTCGCGAAGCAGCAAGTTCAGGCATCCAAGGATCAGGTTGCGGCAATTAAGTCGCAAACGAGAGAGTCTGCAAAACAGGCGCGCTCTTCGGAACAGTTCTCACGCGGTGGCCAGGCTTCTATTCTCTCTCTCGCAGGCATTCGCGGCGCGACGCTGGCAGCGAGCCGCTCGTTCCTCGTCGGAGCTGCCGCGATCACAGTTTTTGCGAAGGCCGTTAAATCGTTCGCCGACCTCGAGACAAATCTGGATGTCTTCCGGGCAACGACTTCTGCCACCGCTTCTCAGATGGCGGCTGTTAGGGAGGAGGCCCGAAAACTCGGAGCCGATCTCACCCTGCCTTCTGTATCTGCGTCTGATGCTGCTGGCGCGATGGTTGAGCTTGCGAAAGCAGGTCTCTCGGTTGCAGATTCTATGTCGGCCGCACGTGGTGTCTTGGAACTCGCAACTGCGGCTGCAATCGACAATGCAGCTGCAACCCAGCTTGTAGCTAATGCGCTCAATGCGTTCGGCCTACAGGGCAGAGAAGCCGTGGCTGTCGCAGATACGTTTGCTAACGCAGCCAACTTAGCCCAGGGTTCGATTGCAGATATCGGAACAGCGTTCCAGCAGGCTGCTGCAGCCGGACGTCAGGTAGGACTGAGTTTCCAAGACACCGCCACCTTCCTTACGATTCTCGCGAAAAATGGATTGCGTGGGGCTGACGCCGGTACGTCATTGCGTACCGCGCTTATTCGACTCGTCAATCCGAGTAAGAAGGCAGCGGAGGCTTTCGCGCAACTCGGAATCCAAGTACGAGATGCTCAGGGACAACTTCGCCCCGACGTCTTCATTCAGATTGCAAACGCCGCTGAGAAGCTTGGACCAGCTCAACGTGATGCCACTATCGCTCTGATCGGAGGACAGGATGCCTTCCGAGCAGTCACTATCCTTGGCCGACAGTCGATCTCTAGTTTCCTTGCTCTGCGCAAATCCCTACGCGAAGAGGGAAGCGCAGCTGCGCTAGCTGCGGCACGCACAAAGGGTCTTCACGGAGCAATGGATGCCCTGCAGTCCACGTTGGAAACGGTCGGCACGACTGCCGCTGGTCATGTTGGTCCTGCCCTCGCAACCATGGTGCGAGGAGTGGCAGCAGGGGTTACCGCGCTCTCGCAATCTGATCAGGTTGCGCTGTCGCTTAATCAGTCGCTGACAGCGCTCGGCCAAACCTTTAGCCTTCTCGGTTCGGCTATGAAGGGCATATCGGCCGTAGCCCTACCAGCTGTAAATGCCCTAGCGAGACTCGCTACCGGAATAGGTGTTGGAAATATTCTTGCAGCTGTTGCAGCATACAGAATACTCCCAGGAGTTCTGAAGAGAGCTGCAGATGGTTATAAGTCATTGGCACTAGCGCAAAAGTTTTTCGAAGCAAATAACGCTGTATCTATACGGAGCGTTGCTGGTATTAGAACCCTACTCGCTAGTGGCGCAAAGAGTTTCAATTTCTATGCCATTGCTGCGGCCGTAGCTGCTGGTGGCTTGGTCTACCTGCTCACTCGCCAAAGCCAGACTGAAAAGGCAACTGCCAGCCTGCAAGGAGCGACCGAGCGACTCGCCAAGGCTTATGGAGAGCTAAATGATGCTGTTACTTCTCTGGATACGGGAAAGAGAAGTGTCCAGCAACTTCAGACTGGACTCACGCAGGCTGTTCTCAATCAGCAGCGTGCCCGAGTAGCGCTCGCCCAATCCAACGCTCCTCGTGGTAGTAACGAACGCAGACAACAGGAACTTGATGTTCTCGTTGCCACGCAGGATGTCACGTTTGCGACACAGGATTACAACAAGGCAATTAAAGATCTTCAGGCGACGCAGGAAAAACAGGCAGCTGCTAGTGACGCAATCAAGAAGGCCAGATTCGATGAAGTCGTCGCGGTTCAGAGATTGCTTATTACTGAACAGATTCGCTCTAAGCTGAACAAGGGATCATTCGGAGAAGAAGTACGAAAGGTATTGCTTCTAAAGAATACTGCGGACGCAATTGGCAAATTGTCGCAGAAAAATATTGCGTCGGATTCTGCTGAACAGCAATCTCTCGGACGAAAGCAAGCTCTTATCCGTGGGCTAATCCTACAGACGCGAAACGTAAATGTAAAGCCTATCCTTATTCAGGCGATTTTCAAAGCACCCAATCTGAAAGTTGCGCTCGCCAACTTGATCAGGGAGATGGGAATTACTGGAGTTGCAGCGCGAGAGGAGTTCATCAAAGGTCTGCTGAAATTCTCTGGGTTGGGTCCCGCTCTTCGTAAGGCGTTGCTTGCCGAGCTAAAGCCAAATATCAAAAAGGTCATTGACGACAACACCATATGGCTTGAGCATATGGGGACCAATATCGGAGCGGCTCTTGGAAAGGGTGCCTCCGAGGGATTCAAGGCCAATTTCAATGTGAGCGACGCCATAGCTACTGCCATGGCGCAGGGAGCGTCTACTCCGGAATTGCTCTCAGTCGCAAAGAAAAGCCAAGCGAAGGCGCAGGCAGCATTTAACAAAATCAATACTGCGACGAAGGGTGGAACCTTCTTCACAGGAGACGCGCAACAGAAAGCATTTGAAGATGCGAGAGACGAACTGAATGCAGCCAATGCTGAGGTTGAACGTCTTTCGGGAGAAATCACTTCAGCCAACAAGGATGCTGCTCAGAAGATTAAGGATGCCCAGACGAAGCACAACGAAGAAGGACAGAAGATCGTCGATCAGATCCTCCAGGGAAGGAAGGCGACGATTCTGCAGCGTCGGATCACGAGCGCCGGTCTAAACGAACAACTCGGGGATGATCTCAAGACTAATAGAGCCTGGATCGTTTATCTAAAGCACGCAAGAGATGTCATTCGAAAGCGCCTTGAAGCCGTCGGTGCAGCGAAGTCTGTGATCAGCGCAGCGATGAAACAGATCAACGATCTGATTTTCACCACGACCACAGAGATCAAGCGTCTTGCTGCAGAGCAGAAAAAGAATCAGGAAGCGATGGCTCAGGCGCTCGTAGACAGGGCGCTAGAGAGGGCAGACCTGCGTATCCAGATCGCGGAAGCGCACGTCACAGACAGAAATGCGAATGTCGCGGCTCTGCTTAAGGCCCATCGTGCCAAGCTCCAAGTTATTCAGAAGGAGCTTGAGCGAGTGCGCAAGCAGTATGGTCGCAACAGCCTGGAATGGTTGCGCGTCAAGGCAGCGGAACAGGATGAGATCAAGGCAATCAATGACCTAAAGGGGACAACGGCCAAGAAGAACGACGCCATGTCCAAGCTCATGTTCGAGTTCCTACAGGCACAGCAGGGATTCACAGCCAGCCTGCTTGGGAATCTCTTCCCGACTAGCCCGAATCCTACTGGAGTTGGTGGCGCTGGTGGTGTTCCTATTGCGACTGGCGGCGGTGGTGGTGGAATCATCGGAGGAACTGCAATTTCGATTCCAGGCGTAGGATCTGGAATGGCCCATGGTGGTGGAGATTATGGTCCTGGCGGGAAACTACAAAAAGCGCAAGCCACGTCTAGCCCACATGGAAGCACGGCAGGACAGATGTCTATGCTCATCCATATCAATAAGCAGATGCTAGAAGTGCTTAAGAGTCTAAGTGGTGCGACCAAGCATCCTGGGGCGCGCACAAATGAGCAACGCCAGGCCGCAAGGGGGATGGCTACCTAAATGGCTGACATCGGTGTCCCTTATACGCTTACCACTCCCGCGGGAACCGTCAACTTTAACGACGATTCTCTCGACCAGATCTATATCGTGAGCATTGAGGGTCTAGGTGGTCCTCCTGTGCGCGCTCCTATTGATCCGGTACCTTTCGGCCATGGTGGCATTGTCCATAACGCCTGGAAAGGACCCCGCACTATTGTGGTCGATGGAATCTTTCTCATCCTCTCGACGCGCGTTCAGGACAACATTGTCGTGATACGTAATACGTTCGAGGAAACTTTGCGGACCAACCTCGAGAGCATCATGCAGGCTGACGGAACGTTTGCTTGGACTCCCCAGGGGCAAAGCGCAAGAAGTCTCACAGTGCGTCACGACGTGCAGCTTGAGTTTCGTCACGACCAGGACTATCTCGTAGAAACATTCTCCTTTGGCTTAGTTGCAGCGGATCCGGACTGGTGATCTATGCCAGTCTTTGTTATCAACCCACACACAGGATTGTTGGTACGCGGGAACATTGATCTTACTGCTCGTCCTGTTGTAAAGAACAGAGATGGTTCCATATCGACAGTACGTTCTGTCTCCTTCCATCTCGACAACTTCCAAAACAGACCCAAGGGAGCAGAAGTACTCGTTCCTACGGTAATTGGAGATCGGGTTGTGTCCAACCAATCTGCTTGGTCTCACTACAAACGGACAAGAAGTCATCTTGGAATCTTTGACACGCCAGCTCATGCAACGAGTTATGCGATCGCGCTACATAAGTGGCAGGCTAACTACTACCTAAAGAAGATAAGGCGCTAATGGCCGCCAAAGTTTTCATAGACGGCATTGAGCTTCTACCGCCAGCGGGAAGTGGCACGAGCGCGATCGAAGGATCGGTTACTCGCCGTCTGAATCTTCCCTCCCAGACCCAGGTGAAGGTGCCGCAGCATCTGGCTATTGGAGGAGTTGGTTCTCGCATCAAGGTGGAGATTGACGGCACTCTCTGGCATCACGGTTTTGTGACCGTGTGCGAAACGGAGGCCGAAGAGGACACCGGCTATACCGTCTACAACTCAGAGGATCCTATGGAGTTGTGGCGCTGGCGTCCCTGTCGAGATTTCCTCGGCCCCACGCCAGGCAACATGATCGACCCTCATTTCCCGTTTAGACTCAGGTTCCCAGGATTTGAGGAGTTGGGAAACTCTGGTCCACAGATGCTTCTGGAAGTGCTCTTTGCGTCCGAGAATCCGGTCTATATTCCTACAGCGGCAGAGGGTCCACTCTTTCTGCAATTCGGCGGATTCGAGTCTGGCGGAGTTAACCTTTCCGGTGGTTTCACTAATTGGCCCATGACCATTGCGGAGTTGGCTTCCATGCTTGTTTCCACAGGAGAAATGGACATTGTCATCACGCCGATCGACTCTGGTGGAAACATGGGAGTGATAGATGTCTACAACGGAAACTATGGAGCTGACCGAACTGGATCTGTTCATTTAGAATACGGACAAGGCGCACATAACATCAAGCATCTGCGTTGGAACGAAGATCTTGCCAACGTCACAAATAAGCTTCAGTACTTCTTTGGTCCGAAACCGACGATACGTCGCTATCAGGCCAACATCACAGGTGATGATCCCTGTCTTCCATATACCGTCGGCGCGACAGAAATGGCAGATCTTCAGACGCGGCGCCTGCAATCTAGGTCCGATTTTGGTGTTCGCATGGAAATCCAAGAGTATGATGTGGACACCCTTTCACGTGAGCGCACCGTGGAAGGTAATGGTTTATGTGAGTACCTTGATCCTGTACGCAGCTTATTTCGTGTGCGCTGGTATCGCGAATCTGCGATACGAGTAGAACCCAGAAAGCTCTATCACGTCACTCCTATCTCAGATTATGGCATCAATGCCTTCGGAATCGGAGATCGTATTCGTGTCAGTTGTACACCAGTCGTTCGTGGAGGATTCTCTGGTATACAAAGAATCTATGAACTCACGGTGAATTGGACTGGAGATAGTGTGCTGGAGTTAAGCGAACTCGTTGTCTCACCTGACCAGGAGGGAATTTGAGATGACCGTTCCGCTTGGCGAGCCAAATGAATATAAGGAGATCTGGCATAACCAGTTCCAGACTAAGGATGTGCGTCAGAAGCCAGAAGCTTTTCGCTGGTGGGAGATAGACTGCGCAAATGATTGCAGCGGAGATGAGCCTTCATTTCTAAATAGCTTTACACAGGCAACGGGAAACTTAGAAGTATTTTCCTTCCGTCTAAATACAGACGGTCTTATACAGACCAAGGGATTTATTGATGTAAGTAGCGCGACATCTGGAACGGTTGCTTGGATTATGCCAGGACTGGTTCTTGGAGAGGTTGATTTAATTCCACCAGGAACTGGGAGTGATTCTTTCTCTCTACGCATTACTACAACAGGAGATGAAACAGGCATCACGAATGCAACGGCCTACGTTGATAACACAACGGGAGAAGTAACTGTTCGTTGGTCATCAGCTGTTGGTATTCCTTGGGCGTTTGTGGAAAACGGTTTCACGACAGTTCCCGACGGGGAGTCCGCATGGCCCGTCAACTACACGATTGCCGCCAAGAACCACGATCCCGCAGACGCCTACTTCGATTGGTCGACCACGGACGTTGGAGATACCGGAAACGACCGCCTGCGTCTACGCATCCTTCAGTCCGGCATCTACCTCATCGACTGTGTCGTCTCCTGGGACGATACTGGCTTGGACGGGATCGGCACCGTGCGTCTAGGGATAACGCTGGACGGTGTTCTCGATCCCCTCGGTCCTGATCTGGAACTGCCATCGTTCCAGGTTGGCTCCGACTGGAACGTCCCGGACGGGGACGGCGATATGCAGGGCTCCACGTACCAGCGAGTTGGAGGGATTCTTTTCTCCAACGGCAATAACCACCTGGATCCCTACGTCTCCAACAACACGGGCGGCGACCGTGGGCTAAGCGGTGTTTACCTGAAGATCGTGCTTGTGGAACTGGATGATGGAGACATAAATCAATGGGTCTGGGAAGCACTTTAGACCTAAGCCGCGCGTAGACTGAATCTATATGGCTAGCGCAAAACCCACCCAGCCGCCTGCAGCAGATATGTCGGTGTTGGTGAATCGCGTTGATGCGCTCTCGAAGAAGGCTGGTCTCGGGGCATTGCCGATTGGCGCTACCAAACTCCCGGCATGGAAGCGTTGGATTGGTGGAGAGGCTGAGTTCGATTCGAGCGGCTTACGCGACGTCGTGAACTCCAATGCCGTCATGCTCGACAATCAGAAGAAGGACCTCGACGCCCACGGTCAGTCGATCATCGAACTCCGTGCAGACGTGCAGGCGCTTAAGGAGGCACCTGCAGCCCGCCCCTTTCCGTAAGGGGGTAATGCTCGCATGGATGTTCTCGGTGGGTCAATTCTCTCCATCTGAGTTTGCGGCGCGCGCTGAGGCTCAAGGCTATGAATGGGCGGCACTTGAGTACGACGATCCTAATTTCGACCCAGAGAACTGGTATCCACAGTTTCACTATCACTGCCAACTTAACAACATCCTTCCTGGCGTATGGTTCACCGGAGGTGGTGATATCCACAAGACACCGTCTGATGCTGCCTTCTCAATCGCTGAGATAGAAGGACCGGGAGATCTCGAAGGAGTCACCAACGTAATCAATGGTGTAGGAGGTGGTCCGCTTCCGACTTGCCCTCTTGCGATCGTCACGAATTTCTCGACCATGAATCGCACCAATGCCAAACCCTTGATCGACGCTGGCTTCACCTGTCTTACAGAGGCGTATATGAATGAAGATCTGCGCATGACTCCTGACGCTATGAACTTCACCGCCAGGAACCTAGGCTGGGCAACTTCGCAGCCTGTGTTCGGTGTCTATCCAGTCGGTGGTGTTCCTGCTCCGTCCTATGCGGAATGGCAGGATTGGCCAGGCGTGGATTACCTAGGAGAATATGTCCTATGAAGCTTAAGCGCCAGATGTATGGTCCGGATGATCCGCGTGGCCCAACCAAGGGAGCGGACGTGCAGATCCTAAAGTGGGGACTCTGGAAGTATGAGGACAACTTCTTTAAGCCTCCTCCGCATGATCAGATTTATAACGCTGTAACAGCTCAGGCCGTTAAGACATTGCAGCAGCTTGAACGTGGAAAAGGAAATACCACAATCAAGGTCGCGACGGGGAATGTCGGTCAGCCAACCTGGGATGTGGTCTGGAACTACTTGGACGCATATCGGAAATACCGATATCTCCTGTTCAAAGTCCCGGTACCTCCGCCACCCATTCTCGTCGAGCCAAGACAGGGATGGGCTTCACTCGTCAAGGAGCTGTGGGGTGATTATTCTCTTGCGCGGAATATGGGTCTTACGGATCTAGGAACTTATAATCCTTCTTCTAAACTTCCGTCCGGTGCTCCATCTGATCACGCCTATTTCCCAGCCTACGCTTTTGATGTTGGATTCACTCCTCAGACAGGTATGAACAATCAGATTGCGAAGGCGTTTTTCAACAGCATGGTTGGGCGCCCGGAGGTTTCGTATGTGATATGTGGAAATTCGATCTGGAGCCAGGAAAAAGGTCTGCATTCATATACGTATGGTGGTCATGAAGGCCACGTACATGTAAGCGGCATACACTAAGGAGAAGAATGGCTGAGATTGGTCCACATCTGCTTGGCCGGCGTCCTACGACTCCGGATGACCGCGACTTCCGCGCGGACAACTTTGTTACGGACAAGCTCGAGATAACCGATCCCAGTCTCCTGATCGAGGCTGGCGTATCTGAGCTAAAGAAAACCACCGTAACGTTCCAGAAGTGGGCGGCTACGAAGTACGCTGATCCGACCACCACGCATTGGTGGAAGGCATTGAACGCCTTCGATTCTGCGCGGGCGCTACTTAGCCCCCCTATTCCAGTGCCGCAGAACGTGAATTGGGCGATGAATGATCCTTTGCTCGATCAAAAGAACACCAATCATTGCGGCGGATTTGGTGGATGCCATTGGGGGAACACCCTTCCTGTCGATGATCACTATACGGCCACTGATGCCCACGACCTCTACTACGAAGCGGTGAAGATCGGAATGGGGGGACGTAACGAGGACGGAGTCGAGTCACGCTGGGTCGCCAAGGCGCTTAAAGCGCGCGGGAGACTCTCGACCTATGCATTTGCCTACAGCACAGATGCGATTACTGACTGGCTTCGAACGCGGGGTCCAGTTATGGTCGGGACCGATTGGACGAACGATATGTTCAATCCAAGTCCCACTGGATATGTGCGACCCACTGGAGCAATAGCAGGTGGCCATTTCTATGTGCTGATTGCGCACCAACCGGAAGAGCCAACCGAGTCGTATCTAGCCGTCAATTCATGGGGTAGTTCCTGGGGTCTCGGTGGATACTTCCGGATAACAGTTTCTGACTTCGACAAACTGCTACCAGGACTCGATCCGTCTATCCCAGCAGACGCTATCGTCTCTACGGAGCTAGCGATATGACACGCAAAACCGCATACATCGTTATCGGAGCTGTCGTGCTCTTTGCGGTCGGCCTTGGAGGAGCGATTTGGCTGAATGGAAATCCGTACTCCTCCAGCACAACCTACAGCACATCCGCAGCTGGTTTCCAGGCGGATCAGATGACGGTACAAAGCGTCGCTAACGGCACTACCTACTACGCGCCTGACACCACGAACCCTGCCTTGCGTGCTCTAAATATCCAGACATATACCGGAACGTATGACGCTGACACGCAGTATCTCGGAAAGTGCTCCGTGGTCACTCCACCGAAGGCTGATCCCTGTGATGCAGCCGCAGGCATGATCCGTTATTCCTTCTGGGATTCGCTCGTCAATGCCACGCTGTATAAGAACTGGGCGAAGGCGAACCCTGGCGAACTTGCGCGCATGTGCGTTATGGGTAGCATCACCGACCCCGCCAATCCGACTGGGCCACCGCTTAAGGTCTGCGTATCCGGGCACATGGCAACTCCGTTGTGCGGCAACGGGACCGGTCTCGTCCAGGATATGAAGACGCAGTTCGGGGCGGCGTTGTTCGCTGCTGTGCAGACCTATGCCTGCGCGCTCGGCAATGGGCCAATGGCGATTCCCACCGCCAGTCCGCCACCGTTGGCAGGAGCAAGTGACAAGACGCCTCCGAGCGCTCCAGGTCCGATCACCGCACAGACGCAGCCGTTAACTACTACCGCCCCTTAGAGAACCCCCGCTTTCGGTGTGAGCGGGCAGGAAGGGCAGGCCTGTCCGCTCGAGCTTCCTCTCTCCAAACTGCTCGCAAACCGCGCAGAAGCATCTCGGTCAGTCCTTCATAAGATTTCTCAAGAGTTGTTCCGGTATACCGTTCCACTCTTCTACGTACATCTGGGTGGAGTTTTGGGAAGGGATCTTCGTCGGTTCCTGTGAGGGCGTTGCGAGCCACCCGTCCGTTATTGCGCGGTAGACGAGTTCTGCTCTCGTCCGCGCCCTCATCTTTGCAAGTCCATGTCGGACATGCGTTTTGACTGTCTCGTGGGAGATGTAGAGGATTACCCCGATCTCCAAGTTGGAGTAGCCGAGCGCGATCAGCGCGATGATCTCTAGCTCTCGGAGAGTGATATTTTCCCTCGGCCGAGTTGCCGATTTCCTCATGACTCTCGAGCGGTTCTTCTCCGTCTCTAGTTTCCGTAATGTGGACATCACCTCTAGGGGCGAGAGGATAGGCGCAAGATCGGCTATTCATTTAGGAATAAATCCAGCTCACACCACGTCCAACTACAATGGAGTTGAAAGCTAACAAGGAGAATCACATGGCAGTTCGACTTAACTCTCTACGCAAGGGCGTCTCGATCCTCTGGGATGGAGCTGACTCTTCAGAGATCACCGTCTACGCCACGGGCGAAGATGGCGACGTGCATAACAAGGCCCCGCAAGCCAATAGCGGCGAAGCCGGCCTGTTCTATCCGGCTGATTTCGCAGGCGACTCGGTTATCGAGATTCGCGCCGCGGACGGTACGGTCATCGACTCTGGGACGGTTTCGGTTTCCTAATGATCGCAGATGTCTTGATCGGGGGTGGGATCATCGGCTTGCTGCTGGTGATCCTACTCGTGATCCTCATCTTTCGCGCGTTGTAACTTTGCGCTTAGTATATGTGCGAGCTGGGTCAGCCAACAATTCCTGAGCCTTAAGAGTTCTTCGCTTACCAAGGTAGGGTAGAAATTGATGGAGAAGAGTTCTTACATCTGGCCAGCTTGTACAGTCCCATCTCCATTGGTCACTCCAGTGTGGCCTCGCACGTTTAGAGAAATTAACGCTCCCAACACCAACAATTTCATGGAAGCGTCGCACGACATCCTCGTCAGCCATTGTGAGCGTCAGGCCACGCTGCATTGCAGTTTCACCCGGTCGGCTGCTTCTATTATAACGGCGATGCTTAATATGCCCCTCGCCTTCAAACAGACCAGCTGCCCATGCTAGTAATTCTCTATCGGTCTGATGTATCATTGTCCATCACACCCTATAGCAAGGAGGTTTTGTAGTGTATCCAAAAGCGATCTTGGCCGTTGTTGTTTCGGCGCTTGGCGCGCTCGTTGTAGCGCTCGGTACCGGGGCGACTGATTTCGGCGATATCTCCACCCAGAGTTGGCTCATTGCCGCAGGCGTTGTGCTCGGCTCGGGTGGCATGGTGTGGTTGTCGGAGAATGGACCAGCTGCTCCTACGATCAAAGCAATCATGGCGTTCCTGAGTGCTGGCATCGGCTCACTCGTCATTGCGCTTGATGACAACACGGTCAGTCGAGCTGAACAGCTGACAGCTCTTGCAACTGCCATTGTCGCCACTGGCTTCGTCTACCAGTTCGCAGGTACGAAGGACAAGCTGAACGGCGGAGCGATCTAGGAACCTAGAACGACAAAAAGCGGGGAAAGCCGATGTTGGCTCTCCCCGCTTTGTCACTCTAATGCCTTTTGCAAGTCAGACTTGTAAGGCTTCAGAGGCAATCACCTCATTTCTCCGCCGCACAAAATGCACTTTCCACGGCGACTACTCTTGTGTCCGCATTGATGGCATTTGCGCTGGCGGTACTTTTCCGCGTAGAGCGCATTACGTTGGTCCTTCTCTTGCCGTGCTCGGTCGTGCTTACTCATATGGTGCGCGGGGCTTCAACCCGCGGTGCTGACCTAGTGGATTACGGTGAGGCACAACTCTGCCATGCACCAAGACCGACGTCATTTGCGACCGCGACAGCAACTACGTATTGCTGGCGCGGAGTAGCGAGGTACGCCTCGGACGGGAATCCCGACTGACGGTAAGAATCCCAAGTGCCGTTGTAGAAGTTTACGAAGCCCTGGAAGTTCCCATTTCTGGTGAAAACGTTGGAACGCCACGAACGTGGCTGAAGGTCATACCCAAGTTCACAGCGAGAGCGTGCTCGCCATTCACCAGGAAGCCACTTCGACCAGGCCCAGTGATAGTCATGCCAGCGTTGGTAACGAACCCTCGCTGATGCTGCTTTGCCCTTCCACTTCTTCGCGAGATAGCGAATACGGGGGCAGGTGCTCGCCTCTCCTGGCGATACCCGCGTCGCACGGGACACTCCTGCCCCCATCTTGTAGCGCCAGAGAGCTTCCTGGCGTAGGTAGTAGGTGAGGCCCTTGCGGGCGCTCTTACATGAACCGGAGCGGGCCGTTCGCACGCGGGTACCCGTCGTGGCCCTTGCGAGCTTACGAACCGTCGCCCGCTCCGAATGTACGGGCGCGACGCTTGGCAGGCCACTCGTCGATGATGTGGACGCCGCGCCCGAAGCTGTCGTGAAATTGGTCACTGCGATAGATACTACTACTACTGCGATTGCAAACAAAACGAGTATGCCAACTCGGATACGCGTTCCTCCTTACTCGCTCTGCGCCGAACCTGTCGACGCTCGGACGGAAGGGGACCAAAAGCCCCTTCCTGGCTGTAGGTAAGTATTGAAAGCCTACAGAAAACTTCGGTCTAACCAAAGCGCTAGGAACCTAGAGCAGATCTCCTCTAGTCCTTGCTTCTTCCTGACGGCGCAAGTAGAGAGCCAAGTAGTTCACGCAGTCAGCGAGTTCCTCAGCGGCTTCTGCGATCAGACGATCCTGATCGTACTCTGCGTAATTACGGTCACCGAATCTGAAGTGCCCCCACACATGCCGGCCACGAGCCATGGCGATAAGTTCATCAGGGTGCTCGTGCAGCCAAGCAATCATCATCTCGACGGCCTTAGGTGTCCACTCCTCATGGCGCTTGAGCTTGGCGTCCAAGATGACGTGGTCGATCTCGTTCATGGATTCCATTTGATCGGAGATTTCAGCCACCCGCGTTCCAACATTTCCTGGCGCATGAGTTTGTGACTCGCTATATCACTCTTGCAACGTTCAATCACCGTCTCCCAACCCGGCTCCTCGTAAGCATCCTGCCATTGCTGCCAGGACAATGAAAGCTTGTTGATCGGCACTTTGACTAGAGATGCAATGTTGTCCTGACCCTTCTTGAATCCTTTCGTTCTAACCAGTCGCATTGTGTCTTGGACGAGAATCCCTCTTAGGGAAGGAAACCCTAGTCGAAGGCATTCTGAATTAAGCACCGGCAGGTCGAAGCGAAGGAGATTGTGTCCGGTTACCATATCGGCTTCGTCGATGGCTTGTAGGAGTGGCTCGAGCATCTCATAGCGCTTCCTGGGCTGGGAGAACAATCCTTCAGATGTGGAGATACGAGCTTCTATCTGATCAGAGCCAATCCAAGACCAAGCTACACAGGTGATCTTCTGGGGAACCCAATCTGGATCAGCGAAACCAGCAGCAATTGTTTCGCAGTCCCAGTCTAGGATCTTAGTAACTGATTCAGGAGGAATTTCCGGGAGCGTCGATAGCCGCGTGTGGCTCACCGGGGGCGATGTAGGTAGAAATGGCAAGGGTGCCAGCTTCTCGCCCGAGCTCGGTTCCGTCGACGGCTTCTCCTCGCTCGATGCAGGACTTGATGTGAGCGAACGCCAGCTCATCCATCCTCCTTATGTAGCGAGATACCTCTACCCGGATAGCTGAACGAGCAGCGTGTTGGGCATCTCGGAGAGTGTGGTCTGAGAGTCTTGCCACTTAAGTGCCTCCTTGTCGATCTTGCCGAAGTCTCTTCTATTGAGACACTCCCAGCAATACCAGTCGGAAAGTCTCTTGTTACCGCAATCGGCACAAAACCCATCGGCGCGTCTCGCCTGCCTGTTTTTTTCCCTACGGGAACGAACTTTCTCTCGCCATATCGAATCTGATCGGTAACGCTCCGCCCACCTAATTACCTCTTGAACGGAGCATCGGTATCTTTGCCGCCCGGTGGGTGAGACTCCATTCTTGTACATAGGGAGATCATGGCACTTGCAAAGACGTCTGTCGTATTCCAAGATGGCAAGAATACTACTAGCTACAAGCGGACACGAGGACTAATCTCCCTGCAAAATCGAGGCGATGATCGCCGGAGGGCATCCCCGGTCAGCGAGGTCCTGCGCAGCGTGGACAACGTCGGCCGTTTCGATAAGAGTCACCGCCTGATCGGGAGCGAGGCCGATTCGAAGAAGGGCCTGGAAGCGCCAGCGCGTCAAGCGCTCGAACTCATCGAACTCCTTTACGGCCTTCTCAGGCTTCTTAGGTTTTACGGCCATGACATAGCTCTACTGAAAGCCTAGGGTGCACTCAGGACATTTGGCGCCTGATCCAGTCCGTTGCAGATACCGGACCGAATCTCACCATGAGGTATGCCATAGTGTCGGGGCGCGAATCCATGATGTATTGCATCAGGCGCCTCACAGTGGGCGCGTCGTTGCTCTCTATGAGTCCGTGACAGCCCTGGACGCCGTCCCCGCAGAGCATTACCAGATTTCCCTTCACATCATCTCTGGGGTGTTTGTGGATGTGATGGAGGGACAGATTGGCGGTTGTGTGGCAGAGAGCGCATTCTCTCCAGCGACCGTGTAGGAGGCGCAGAAGTTCCCTGTTTCGAACTACGCGTGGTGGTTTGGGATCAGGCTGAGCCAATTGCCATAACCTCAAAGTCATCGGAAATAGGATCGAAGTAATACTCTCCAAGTTCACGCTGGCGGTAGACGACTTCATCCGACTCACGCTCATGGGAGAGCAGAGCGCCGCAGGCGGAAGGATCGGTAACTTCCATACGTACGCCGCCCCGAGCATCGGCAAGTCGGTAAGACATTCTTAGCCTCTCGGGAAGCGCGCGTTGAACATTCCAACCTTGCGCTAGTCCATCGAACGGACCGCCGATGAAACGCACACGAACTATCACTGAGGAAGTCCCAGGCGCGCGCGTGTTTCTTTCACGAGCGCAGCACTTCTTGCGGCCATGCAGTCCATGCAGACGATCTCTCGTTGGAGATGCTTTTTCGACCCATAGCGCGTGCGCACTTCACCTACCTGCTTTGCCATGTTCGTGATCTGGACTCCGCATTTACAGCAGATTCGCCCCGCGCCCTCAATCCATTTCTTGCTTATTTGCTCCGAGCCGGCCGCCATCTGCCCTCCTGATAGCGCGTTGTGAGACGACCATCCTGTTTCCATCCTCGAACTCGATGAGCACGGTGCGCAACCCTCCGCCCATCGTAACTACACGACAGCGCTTGCCAAACAACTTCTCGCGCTCTGGTGTGTTTTTCCAATGGTAGGCGTATTCGTATTTCTGTTCTGTCACGCTTTCCACTGAAGGCCACGCCAAACCACCGCGATGCCAGTACTGATAAGGGCGACGGACGCGACGCCAATCCCTAAGAGGAATTTAGTCATTGCTTATGCTCCAGCATCTCTCGATAGAGGCTTAGCCATACATGACGATCGAAGCTCGTAAGATCATCGGGAGCGCGGTCATCCCGATGCATCTCGAGGAGCGCATCAGAGGGTAGTCCGTATTCATCCTCGTATTCAGCGACTCGCATCTCAAGATCCTCGAACGTGTACTTCCCGTTATTACCGAGCGCTCGCCAGCGAAAGTCTGGCTCTTGGCGTTCCTCCATTTCGGCCAAGATTATCTCCACCTCCAAGATGCAATCCTTACACCAGTCGTCATTAGGAGCTGGCGCATCCATACCGCAACGCTCACACATAGCGGTCATGACTAGATTGTACCTTCTCTCAGCGCCACCAGTTCCTCGCCGATCTCGATAGAGACACCAAGCGCGTTGGCTAGCTGCTCCGGAGCTTCGTGACCCCAGCGTCTAATAGCAGCGTCGATGATTTCTTCTGCACGCGTGCGACCTGCTTCTGTGAGCTTGAACACGGGTTCGCCGTCCTCTTCTCCAACGACCTCCGCCTCTCCGTTTGCAACCGCCTCATAGGCAGCGGTTCTGATCTCGTATTCACTCTCCACGCATCGCTCCCTCCATGAGCATATGACCAACCACCTCACCCACTTGTACGACGACAGCATTACCAAGCATTTTAAGCCTTTGCGTTCTGCTCTCGCCCTCCGTCCATCCGTCGGGAAATCCCATCATCCATTCCGTAAAGGCGGGGTTCAATCTCCCTCGATCATCAGTTGGTCTTGGGGGTTCTCTCCCGAAGGCATCTGTCCATCGCTTGATTGCTGGTCCATAGACGCCCCACTCACGTCCCTCGCTATCTCGACCAGCGGAAGTGAGTTTCTCGTGTGCTGTGATGGGCCTCCGGTGTTTCTCGCGTCGTTCACTGTCGGTGTCGGAAGCAGCTTTTCTCTCACGATCGCATCCGTCAGTGACGTCCCCGCGTGCGCTTTCGAACTCGGAAGCTTCCTCGACCCCGACGAGTTCGCGTCTCCCGCTGTCGGTGTCGGAAGGAGATGCGTCAGATCGCGTAGAGCCGGTCCCCCCGTGCCTTTCTTCTGTCGCTTCTTCCTCGTCTCGTTCTCCGGACCCGTGGAGTCGTTTGCTCCCGGTGTCGGCAGAAGCGGGGCTATCCTCGATAGCGTCCTCTGTGCGTGCCATTTCCGGCCCGGTAGATACAGGCGTTTGTGCGGATCGTCTAGGTTCTTGCGTACCTCGTCCACATAATCCTGCGCGGGTGTCGATTCGTATGCATTCGGTGTTGGCAGCAAGAGAACGTCTCCCTTGAGCGGATGTTGCTGACGGCCAGCAATCACAAGGTCGAGTACCACCGAAGCAGTAGCACGCCTTCGCTCCCCGAGGCCAAGCCAAAGCATCTCCAGCAGGTCCGATACAGCAACAGGGCCAAATACGTTCCATCTCCAATAAGGCTTTTTCCCTATCCCTTGTTGTGGGAATGGCCCCCCCACTGTCCCCATCCTGACGATCTTGTGGAACTTGCGCACCGTGTCTTCGTCCGTACTGATCAGACCAGCCATGATCCGAGGTCGTGGCTTTTTTCGTTCTGGATTGCAGAAGTACCCTTCGCCCTCGAACAGACCGGCTGCCCAAGCTGTCTCTGGAGTCAGTTCGCGCGGAGTCAATGTCGGCTCTAGCTGCAAGAAGGAAGATTCGCTCTCGTTTGTGGGGGGCGCCGACTTCGGAAGCTCGTAGGCGAATCCAAGATCCCACATACCCTGCTTCGGCCAGACCAGCGATGACTGTTCCGAGAGCAGATTCTCCTGGGCGGGAACCCATCTTGGTTGCAAGTCCGGGGACGTTTTCGATGAGGACGTATCCGGGTTGAAGCGCGCGAATGGCATCTCGCATGGAAAACCAGAGTCCCGAGCGCTCACCTGCGAGACCTGCCCCTGAGCCTGCTTGCGATAGATCCTGGCATGGAAATCCTCCGGCGATTACATCAACATAGGGAACCTCTTTAATGCTCTCGCCTTCGGAGAACATACGTACATCTTCGTATACGGGAAGGTCAGGACGATGTCGTGCGATTACTCGACGGCAGGCCGCATCGGATTCACAAGCCCATGCGATCTCAAAGCCGGCCGCTTCAAGACCCAGATCGAAGCCCATGCAACCGGAGAAGAGACTGCCTACGCGCATTGATCCTTACAGCACATCGAAGGACTCCTGCTCGATCGGAACTTTTGCGCGCAAGAGGTTAATGCATTCCGGATGAGCTAACTCTCCTGTCTGCCAAGCCCCCGTCATCGACTTTGCACCATGTGGACTAACCCATCCAATCTGTTCCTTCCACGCCTGTCGTGGCTGATGGATCGGATTTCCACAGAGCTTGCAGATAATCATTTTATTCAGCGACGAGCTGATCCACGAGGTAATCGGCCATGTCGCCCCACTCCTGCAATCTTCCCCCCTCGCATTGGATCTCCCACATCGCATCCGCAATGAGTTGGCGTCCCTCGACGGTGCTTCCGATGTACTTGTCACCAAGCCGCTTGCTGAGGATCTGATCTGCGAAGTTCACGAAATCTAGGGTATCAGGAGAAGTCGCGCGTCCAGACTCCCAATCGCTGTTAGCCGCCTCCAGACGAACAGCTATCTGACTTCGGATCGTTGGATCAATACGCTCTGCATAGGGATATGCGGTCATTCGAACTCCTTTCATGGCCAGAACGATGCGCCGTTAGCCATATCTGTATCTCCGTTTCCCACTGGAGATAGTGAATGGTGGCATGACTGGGTTGTCTAAGTCAATGCGATCTCTCTCCACAAGCGCATGATGGGACATGCAAAGTCTCATAAGATTGGCTGGATCGTTGTTAAATGGATTTCCGTCTATGTGATGAACGTGGAGCCTTGGGGAGCATCCGCCAATGCGGACTAGTTCACATAGACCAGGTCCCTTGATTCCACGCGCCCGAACTCTCGCTGAGAACTCATTTACTACTTCGCTCCAATGTCCCTTGTTCCATGCAGGGTGCTTGCCGCGATGACCCCTGGCATAACGAAAGTAGTCGCCTTTCTTATAGCCGCGTTCGGGAAAGTTCTGAAGAGCACGGCTTACGGGTTGACCACAACCGCAGACACATAGAGCTTCACTATTTTGCATCAGGCCACCATGAACATCCACAGCGGGGGCAGGTTACGGTTTTATCGGCTGCTGATAGTTCCTTGGGTGGACGCAATCGGTCTCGTATCTCTTGCTTTGTGAGACCCTCGTTTGCAGCGACGGTCAGCCAGTGTTCCTGAAGCTCGGGTGGCAAGGATGCAACCTCGCCATGAACAGAGAAGCTCACCCCGTCCTTGCGACGACCAGGAGGAACGCGTTTAGCGATCGACTGGTAGTTCGCGCATGTTTGTGGAGACAGTCCCAAGAGCAGCGCGGCTTGTGCGTAGCGTTCTCCGTAGGTGTGTTCTCCATATAGGAGGTAATCGCCGATCAGGAATCCTGTTGCCTGATGCAGCGCGCCGAGCATTGCCCCTACGCTCTCATAGCTGTCGTACTCAAGGTCGGCAGGAAGGAAGAGGCCGTTGTCAATGACAGCTCCTACCTTCTCCAACTCCGCGAGAAGTTGAACCGTGTGCTTAGCCGGGGCGGTCACCCGATCTTGAGCTTCTTCTCTGTCTCCACCTTCACGGGCATAGGCTTGAAGCTCCTGAGTGGTACTGCCCACAAGATTCCTCCTGATGAATCCTCTGTTGCATTCAGAGCGGCTCGGATTGCGCCCTTGGCGCTCGTTGCCTCCACGGTATCGTCAAACTCGATCCAACTACCTGCATCCCGGAACAGCACCTTGTATTCCGTCTTTCCCATCACTACTCCTTCTCTAGGTTCCTAGCGGGTATCGCCAGAATCCGGGTTAGAACTCTCTGATGTGGCCTAAGTTCAGCCCAATGCTGATAGCAGTAGCCCCAGTACTTGGCAGGACGAAGACACTGAGGCGTTTCGTCCTCACTATGCCAGGAGCGAAGAGTAAGCGCGTGGGCACGCACCTGAGCATTACAGCGCACTACTTATCAGTCGTGCTGAAGTCATTGAACGTACCTTCCATCGGAGGAACGGGATCAACGATAGTCACCGGAACTCCATAAGCTAGTTCCAGACCTGCGCGTACACGTAGCGCAGATCGTGTTGAAACGGCACGAATGGTCAGCGACTTCGGGTATGCGATTTCTGCGCGGTAGCCAGCCTGGCAGATGAGCACATCGCCCCACAAGTACACCTCTCCATAGAGCTTCCCGTTTACATCGCTCGTCTGGTTCTCATGCCAGGCGTAGATTCCACAGGAGCAACCTGGATCTGGGACTTCGTGATCCCCGAAGAGATCATGACCACAGGACGCATACAACGGCTGGCGCTGAGGCCAGGGCGTGCCGTTGAAGGAGTAGATCGTCGGCTCTTCATCCAAGTCGACCCTGAACTCTCTGATTCCCACGATTGGTTCGATTGCAAGACCGCGATCCTTAATTTCAGTCGTAGTCTCAAGATGCAGGGGGGAGAACGTATAAGTCATGGCGCTACTGCTAAAAGCCTGTGGCGACGTCACTCCCTGCCCTATGAACCTCTGCCAGTTGAAGAAACTTGCCATTACGCTGGCACTTTCTCAGGCACCTCAACGGGGGTAGCTGGCGCAGGAACCTCCCTTGGAATCGGAACCTCAAGAGGTTCGATCCGAATCTTCTCTCTTGGAGTCCCGACTGCGTTGCCCGTATATACGGCGATGACACAACCGCAGCCATTCCTAATCTCCACGTCGCGCTCCTTTCAGTAGGGTCCGTGGGCGACTAGAGGAATCTTATACCATTACCGCCAGCTAGGGAAGACTCGGTAGGGGATTTGCGCTCTTCGGAGAACCAAGGGTAATCCACTCGTTGCGTAGTCCCTCGTACTCCTGCTTCGACATCATCTTCGTGGGATCGGCGTAATGCTCCTGTTGCGGGAACGCGCGAGGCTCGGGAGGATTCCTCATAAATCGCGACCACGACCACACCCATACCCACTCCGGCGTGGCTACTCCCCGCTTCCCCTCCGTGAGAGCTTCTTGCTGTTTCTCCGTGCGATTGTTAAGGGAGACGATGATTGCGCGCAGATCCGATATCTGCGGTTTGAAGCGACCGTTCGGTAGGGGAAACTTCGACATCTCGATAACGGCCTTGGTGGCTACCTCGGGGTCATAAGGAGAGAGCATGTGAAACCACAGCCTCCGCCCCTCCATCCCGAAGTCACAGCTCCACCCAGATTCCACCATCCTCGTAATTTCCTGCGTCTCTCTGGCGTTCACAGCCGCACTTCCTCAATTTCTGCGATCCGCCCAACCTTTGCCACATGCACGAGCAAGCGCTCTAAAGGATCCAGCGTCTCTAGCATTGCGCGCGCTGCAGCTTCTGGTCCCTGACCATCGTCACGCACGTAGCCAATTTGCGGGTAGCTCATTGGCTGGTGTCTCGCGCGTACCGGCGTGCCAAATACTTCCATCATCCCCTCGATTGGCTCAGGATCAACGATGAGTATCACCACCCATACATCCTGCGTCTCACTCGCGTTCATCGACCCTCTAGCCTCCGTATCTCCATCTCATCCTGGATGGCTCGCTCATATTCTCGACGAGTCATTCTTACACCTGCGCGCGCCATCACCAAATCTTGGGCGATGAAGGTGAGGTGCTGCGGGACTCCCCGCTTGCACGCCATAACAGCAGCGACGACGACAGTGGAGTAATCGAAGCCCGAGTCCAGGAGATCCTTCGCATGCCTCCCGATCATGCCTCGGAATCTTCCCGCCAGCGGGACACCTTCCTCTGCGAAGATCTCAACAACGGTAGCCACGACATCCCTAGCGTTTGCTGGAGTTACGTCACCGCTCTTTCTCTCGATGCCGTAGTCGAAGAGCTCAAGGTCATCCGTCATTGCGCACTTCCTTTCGTAGTGCACGACGCCGTAGGCGGAGTGCCGCCGTAGCCGCAAGGCGTAGGCGGAGAAGACCCGGTCCCACCCCGACCATTTGCCGTCGTCGCATAGCTGCATAGGACACGCCGCGCCCCCGCGTGGAGCCGACGCAACGCTGGCTCATATGAGCCAAGCATTACCCTGCGGACGTTCGATTGCGGAACATCCGTCAGACTTGATAAGGTGAGATCGTCATCGCAGAATGACAACGGTATCAGAAAGGGCGGCCGCAAACAAAATGGCCGCCCTTCTGTTACCGCCTACCTACGGATGAAGCCACCGCACATGCAGGTTCCATCTCTTGTTTTGTGTCCTCCATCCAAGCATTCGCATGGGTATTCAGCGCGTGAGTCTCCGGTGGGAACGAGAATCTCGACGCCGATGACTTCGCCAGATTCCGCGTAGTCGACCAATACTCCGTTGAGGATGGATTCTGTCTCATCCACGGGAATCGGTGAATCTCCCTGCGACTGCTCTCCCACGTACACGTAGACGCCTGTCTCGCATTTTCCGAGATAGACGACAGATCCATCGACCGTGATCTTCATTGTTTCTTCTTCTTTCTGTCGAGTTTGCAATCTCCTGGGAAGCAGTAGTGTGCACGCGTGGATGGACTGTATACCCAGCGATCCTTCTTCAGCGGTCGATTGCAGGCAGCGCAGCGATAGATCTTAGGCGGCGGCATCTTCGGGATATGATTCGGACCAGACGTGGCCATTGATGCATTCACACGTGACACGCCACGATCCTCCGATGTACTCTGTGGTTCCACCGAAATGAATCTTCTCTACCTCTTCTCTAGACATATCCCACGCCCTTAACGGAAAACCGCACGCACATCTGCGTCTCCGCATCTTGTTCAGGAAACGCTGTTGTGGATTCTTGCACTTCACTCTTCGACCTCCTCCAGTTTCACGATCTCCCCAAAATCACGGATCGCGCCGATGTAGTCCTGCGTCTCGATTTCATCCTCCTCGCATTTGAGGGCCTTGGCGAGATCCTCCGCGGTGATCGCGAGCGTGAGCCAGTAGGTAATCATTCTGTCCTCCATCTCCACTCTTCGAAGGCTTCGACGACCTCGGGGAAGCCAAGACGAATCCGCTCGAGGTTGCTGGAATCCGCCTTCATGCACAGACGCAGGAGCTTGGCCGTGAACCAATCTCCTTGGCCAGCCAGGATTTCTCCGATGTGGGATCTGTCATAAGGGCTGATCAATGATCCTCCTTCCGCATCTTCTGAATCTCGATGAGCACCTTCGGGATCACGAAGAAGGCAACGACGATGACGATGATGGCAAGAAGTGACAACTCGATTGCCCTGCCCATTACTTCCTCCCTGTCTGCAGGCTGTTCAGTAGCGACGATGGCAGCAGGATGCTTCCGTTCGAGGGAACCACGAGAACCTGCACGTTCGGGTTGAGCTTGTCGATCGCATACTTCTGAACAAGCAGCGGGGTGAGTGTCGAGCGCTGCAGCTGCTGCGCCTTCGCCTGCCCCTTGGCCGCGGCGATTGCCTGCTGTGCCTGGGCCTGTGCGGTCTTGACGCGGTTCTCTGCAGCCTTGGCTTCCTGGGTAGCGATCTGCTTATCCTCGATCGACTTCGTGAACTCCTTGGAGAACTTGATGTTGTCGATCAGGAGATCGTCGACCTGGATCGAATACCTGGCAAGTTCGGCCTTTAGCCGAGCCAGCACTTCTTTGCGGATGACCTCTCGGTTAGGTGCGATGTTGACGGCCGCAAACTTCACCGTCTCGTCCTTGAACAACTGGTTGACGCGTGTGGGGACCAGCTTGTCGAAGTAGTTTGGTCCGACTGTGCGGTAGAGCGTCTGGATGTCCTTGGGGCTAACTTCATAGTTGATGGTCGCCTTGATGAATACGTCCTGCGTCTCCTTCGAGAACGAGTCGAGCTGATCGAATGACTCACGCTGCACCTGCACGTTTGCCTGCTTCAAGTCCTGCCACGGTGCCGTGGTGACGAGGCCGGCGTCAGTTTGGCCGACGATGTTCCCGAACTGATAGACGACGCCGACGTGGCCAGCAGGGACGGCATGGAATGTCTTGGCTCCTGTCCAGAGGACAAAAAGCAATACGAAGATGATGATCGCCGACCACTCGGTGATCTTTCCTATGGACTGCTTGCTTTTTGCTTCATACGCGTCGTCCGGTGTACTCGCGAACGACCTCCCTATACCGAACGTGATCGCGCAGATCACGAACAGAATGAATGTAAGAACGAGATAACTCACTCTTGCTCCTTTCAGGTGATGAGTTTTACGGGTACTCCTGCCTTCTCTGCCTGTTGGATCATGTTTTTCGTTCCCTTGCTGTCGTTTAGCTGGAAGGCAATGACGAGTTCGGGCTTACCCAGCTCAAGCATCTCCTTATTGCGAATGGGGCCGGCCGCCCTTCCGTAGATATCCCAATCAGCCTCGAATGGGAGTACGCGGATACCACGACGCTCAGCCTCGAGACGCGCAAGGGTGTCTGCACCCCTGGCTTCCCCTTCGATGACAACGGTGGGCTGAACGGCGTCGAACTCTGCCGCGATCTTGCCGGCATCCGTCCAGTCGCGTGACCCACAGAAGAGAACTCTTATGACGACTCCTTTCCTTCGACCATCTTGCTGACCATGTCGTACCCCGAAGGCTTGCCAAGATACTTGGCCACACCTTCGCAGCCGAAGTTGCCACCGTGATTCCTGTATGCACGCTTGATCGCCTTCTCGCGTTCCTGTTCTGACAAGCGCAAAAAGACCATCGCTGCCAGTTCTTCGAAAGTATCCTCGGGAACTGATACATGACTAACGCTTGCGTCATCTCCACGAGATCGGTCATGGATGTGGACGTTCACCCCGTCAGACCAGATGTAGTAGTCGTCTCTCATGTAGGCCAATTCGGTTACCTCCTTCCTCTAGGAACCTAGAAAGCACAAACGCCCCCGCAGCGCAGGACGGGGGCGTTTGCGTCTTGTCCACCGGGTCTCACTGGATCCCGGTATCTCGAATATTAGTGCGTCCAGCAGCGGTGCGTGTAGCGCGACTTCCAGCTGTCGATCGTAACGATCTTGTAGCAGACGGCGCAGCGACCTGTCGTGCGCACGATACCCATGCGCCTCATGTAGGCGGCGCGGTCCTTGTCCTTGTCGGAGCGGGCCTTGCCCTTCCCTCCGGATGCAGCCATGTGAAATCACCTCCTATGCGGTGGCTATTCGCATGGCGTCACCTCCTTTGGTTGTGGGGGTGGGCCACACCGGGCGGGACCATGAACCGTCCGATGTGGCCCTGGGGGAGAGAAAACTCAGGCTGCCCTGAGCAAGGGAGACATTAGTACGTTCACGTCTCTAATGCAACTCAGACGATGTCGCCCTTGGACATGGCGAGCGTCGAGCCGTAGCTCGAAGCGGTGCGCAGGAACCCTGCCTGCCATCCCCACTTGTCGAGTACGAAGTTCGAGAACTCCACGTAGGTCAACTCGAACTCCTCATCCACGGACATCTTGAGCAGCTCGATCACGGTGTCGTACTCGTTCGTGTGATCCTCGGGACGCTCAAGACGAACGACGACTCGGAAGTCCTTACCTGTGAGTGCGTCGTTGTATGCCTTTTCCAACTCCTCAATCACTGAACGCTTCCAGCCCTCCATCGCTTCCTCATAGATCTTGCGATGGTCCTCCTTGTTGGCCCTGATGCGCTTGAGGAGTGGTTCCTTCTCTACGCGCACGGTCTGAATGCCGCGCAGTTCATCGGTCATGGTGGTCATCGTATTCCTTTCGTAGTTTTGCGAGCTTCCTGTCGGTATGACTCTCACTTACTCGCACTCGCGCATCTAGCCGAACGAGTGCTTCAGCGAGTAACTCCACTGTTTCTACGACATCCAGATCTACTCCTTTCTGTTGACGTAACCAGGTTGTTTTCTCAACCGCCGCTTCCACGAAATGACTGCGGCGATGGTTAGGCTTTTTTCTCATCTGGCCAGCGCGGCTTAGCCGCTTCCCTGCGGCTGACACTTACCGCTCGGATCGGTTGTGTACCCCTTCGGGCACCCATAGATGTACACCTTCTTCACAATCACCTTCGTGTAGCGCTTGATGATGATTGTCGGCTTTAGCTTCACCGTTCTCGTGATGGTGCGCGAGACACCAGCTAGTCCAGCGGGACCCTGCGGGCCTTGGGGACCAGGAATACCCTGTGGTCCAGCGGGACCTGCGGGACCAGCTACGCCACTACCAGCGGGACCGGCGGGACCGGTGTCGCCTTTAGGGCCTGCGGGACCGGCGGGTCCGGGAACCGTTGAAGCTGCACCAGCAGGGCCGGCGGGACCAGCAGGACCAGCGGGTCCCTGGGGACCAGCAGGGCCTTGCTCACCGACGGGAACGTCTCCGCAGAGCGTGACGTTGTGAGTGTGGCCGTTGTTGTTATCGCTTCCGTTACCTTCGATCGGTGGTCCTGTGACATCTGTGAAGCAGACGTTCTGAGTTGCAGAGCTTCCGCCAGCGAGCGCAATGGCGGGTACAAGCAAAAATGCAGCAATGAGATAGAGAACGAATCTCTTCATTTCTTCCTTTCGGTTGATGGGGGTCTAGGTTCTTAGATCGTCTTCCACACGTCCACCGCAACGTGGACAGCGTGCGACCTTGTCTTGCGTGGCAGTACGCTCCCGTGGTCGAGGCATTTCGGGAGGAGGAAAGCGTTCTGCCATTTCCTTCCTGAGCGCCCGGCGCACGCCATATAGCGGCGCCAGGCGCTCCTCGATTTCTTGTATGGCATCCAGGAACTCGCTGTGTGTGCGCAGTATCTCACCTGTTTCTGGATGCGCAAAATCAGACATTAGACGATCACGCGATGAGTTTTCCCGTGGCATGACACGCAGAGCCATCGAACGGAACATGGCTCTGCGTAATCGTCATGGTGTGCTTGGATAGAGCGCCGTCCGTCTGAAAACTCTCGGCCCGGTGTCTCACACTCATCGCATATGTCCGGAGGAACGATATCCCCACGCTCGATTGCTCGATTCAGGATATAGCGAGCTTTGATTTTATTTCTGTCCCCTTCGCGAAATCCTCTGCCACGGTCATATTCTCGGACCTTATCCGCGTTTGTTTCGCGATATCGCGTGGCCCAGCTACGAACACGCTCTGCGCTTCCAGGGCGTCGGTACCAAGCATTCATGTATTCGCGGTGTCTGCACTTTTTGCAATTGCCACATTCACACGTGCGCTTAGCCATTATCCGACTCCCCTTCACTCAAAAGGGATGTCATCCCCGGTCGGGTCATCTCTCTCAGCCAGGACTGATCGGTGCCACGCAAGTGCTAGATCAATTACACGGCTCTTGAATGTGTTCAGATCTTCCGTCGTTGGATCGGAGGGGAGTGTGTGTTTCAGCGCATCAGCGGCCGTCTTGATGCACGCCATCTTGTGGATGGCAGAATCCTTGCGCGCCCATTCCTCTTTGGACATCACATCCTGAGAGGAGGCAGAAGGACTCACGGTCGCGTTTGGAGCGTTTTGAGCACCTAGCTCCACCTTCTCCAAGCGCCGCTCGATATACGGCTTACCGCTGTTGGGGTTGATGTTCTCAGACTCAGATTCTGAGACGGTGAAGGTGGCCGTGAGATCTCCGTCGCGAATCTCGCGCACCTGCTTGAGCAGAGGTTCGAGCTTTGTGTCCGCCTTTATCGGCCACTGTTTTCCGGGCACCGCTATCTCTACTGAGTGCCAGCCTCCCTTCTTCTCGACTAGCCCATGCACAGTGCCAACGTATGTCACATCAGTCATACAGCATCCCACTCCTTGATTACTGCCTTGTATCCTTCGGGCAGTAGCGTTTGGATATTTTCTTCGGCATGTTCAAGCATGGCCGGAAGATCCGCCAGGACGCGCTTGTCAGATTCAAGCCAGCGGTAAGGCTTTTCCTCGTCGTCTTCTGGCCCAAAGATCTGGACAGTGTAAGTAGCAATACAGGCTTCGTCCATCACTACCCCCTTTCGGATGATTTGAGATATTCGAAACTGGCGGAAGTTGCTCTTCCGCTGTGAATGGAGAAGGCTTCCTCGTCGTACGCGCGTAGCTCGTTGAGAGTGTCACGAAGGATGATGTTTTGCTGAATCGCCCATGTCTGCGATGAAGCCCATCCACTCGTGCTTCTCCCCCATCCCTTCAGAGCAACCTTCCACTCCCACAGAAAGAGGCCAGCAAAGATAGCTTCGATGACAGAAAGTACCGCCAGCGCTAGAAGCGCGTAGTGATCGCCACCCCAGGCCAACGTTGTGTAGAGCGCAGTCACACCAATGCTGACTACGGTGAAGAGAATGGCATTCCACTTATTCATACTGCGCCTCGCTGACCTTTACCTCCCATTCTCCTGGCAGCAGATCGAGAAGATCCTCGGCCAATGAGTGGAGATAGTAGTTGATTCTGTGTAGATCACGGAGGCGTTCCTCTTCGTCTAGGTTCCTAGACTTAGGTTCGGTTAGTTGGAGGGCAGCGATGATCATTCTGGCTTCTTCCGCCCCTCGAGAAGTTGAAGAATGGCTGCTGCCGACTTCTCGTGAAGATTTCCCATCTCTATGACAATTCCTTCTAGCGCCCTCACTCGCGCGTCGAGTGCAAGGATGGCATCAGTGGTCGTTTGCGCGAACCCCCCCAAGGTTTCCTCAAGTTGCTTATCCATGTGAGCTCCTTTCAGGGTTGAACAGGTCCAATACTACCTCAGTCAGGTACTTTCCTTCCCTGTATTCGGATACAGCAGGAGTTGCTAGCGGCTTGCGCTTTACGCCTTTTAGCAGCCCCCTAGACTGACGTTTACCACTCTTGCGAAACTCTTTGTCTATGGCCGCGAGCGTGGCGATAGTGACGTCCTCGAATATGAACTCATGGTGACAACAGGCCGAACCTGCATACACGAGTCGGCTACAAAGAGCACGAAGAAGAATCTGATCGACTCCATC